TGAAACATTATCGGGGCGTAACATGCACGATGGACGATGCTATGAACTTGACTCGGTAGAAATAGTAGCAGCCGAAACCGCGGATTTCACAGTTTTAGAAATGAAAAAAGTAATGTAAGGAGTAAAAAATTTTATGGGCATTAGACAATGGTACCACCGAGGCAGACCAACAATTCACCCACACACACCACTAGGAGCAAAACCAATGCTTACATATCAAGTAGAAGTAGTAGAAGAAAGCACACATACCCACGCCAGCGAAACGTGGCTAATAAATGGTCAAAGGCACAGAGAAGGTGATTTACCCGCTCAGACATGTAACGGTGATAAATACTGGTATAAGCTTGGCAAGTTGCACAGGACCCAGGGACCGGCGGTTGAAGATACCGACGGTGGCCGCGAGTGGTGGCTTGATGGTAAGAAATGTACCAAAGCAGGACACGCCGCCGCATTGAACCAGACTACGGATATGACCATAGCCGAAATTGAAAAGAAATTAGGCTATAAAATTAAAGTCATTAAATAGCGTTTTGTATAGCCAGTTTGCGATAGCTGGCTATTAGAAACATTCTATTAAACCAAGAGGAAAAGAGCTTATGCCAAAATTTAAAAGAGGCGACAGAATTATTCGTGTAGGCGGTAATATGCCACATATGAAAGTAGGTACTAAAGTGGTCGCGGGAGAAATATCAGAAAACGGGCGCTACGTAATAGTTGGTACAAGTATGTTTAACACAAGCTTTTTTAAACTAATCCTCAAATGTCAGAGACAATAATCATGACCACATATAAAGTAAACGTTTACGATAGCGGGAGCGAGTATTGGCACCTTGCAGGTACTAACGATTATCACCGAGAAGGAGCACCGGCGGTGATATCCGCCTACGGTCGCAAGGCTTGGTACCAGCATGGCAAGTTGCACAATGAATACGGCGCGGCGGTGCTAGAGAATAATGATCGAGTCTCAGAATTTTGGCTAAACGGTAAGCAGTATAAAAGTCTAGCGTCTTTTCACTCAGAGCTAGAAAATCGCCGGAGAGCCGAAGCAAGGCTAAAGCGCGAACTGGAACAGGACGCACTAACTTTCGCTATGATGCACCCGCCTGTTTTCGTGAATACCGATAAATGGCATATTCAGCCAAAGAACGAATATGTGGGGCGCGCATGTATGACGAACAGCGGACTTTCGGCACTTAGAGAAATGGTTAGTTATGCTTTTACGCCTTTACATGCTATCGAACTAACCGTAGCCGAAATTGAAGAGAAATTAGGCCACAGAGTCAAAATCATTAAGGAAAAATAGCCTATGAGTTATATTAAAGAGAATTGTAAATTATTAGCTACCGATAGAAATATTGAGCCGCCCGGTCCTGGCGATCTTCAAAGGTTAAGAAAAGAATTCGGCTTAACTCAAATTGACGTTGCCAAAATAGTAGGCGTTCGCTGGACTGATAAAGGATCATCGACCGTCGCTAAATGGGAGGTACCACGTAATAAGTTCGATAACCGACAAATGCCGTACTCAGCATGGCGCTTGTTACTAATCACGTTAAAAATAGTAGAAGTTGTATATTACGAGCGGGAGAAATAACCAATGAAGCATTTTAAGTTTAAGTTCAGTTATAAAAGTAAGTCATGTAAAGCAACAGGTGACGGTACTATCAGTGCCGAAACATTAGAGCAAGCAATGAGTGACGCGCAAAACGGTGTCGCTAAAGATTTTGGTGGTTATGCTAGTAGCGTGATTATCACCAGCATAAATGAAACAAAGACTAATAAACGTAAAGGGTAAAAGTATCATGAAATATTTTAAAAATTTAAAGACCAAACATAAAGTAATCGCAATAGTGCTAGCGCATATCATCCTAGCACTAGCGCTCGCGGTATCAGCCGTCGTAACAGCGAACGCCCAAGACGTAGCACTTGATAAAACATACGGGGTCGATGGTGTCGAAACGCAAGCGCATTTGATGGACTTGTTAAAAATAGCCAGTGCTTTAGAGAAAAAAGCGAACGCGGGTGACGCCGCCGCACAGTACAAATTAGGGCTTTACTATTACGAGGGGATGATAGTGGGTCAGGACTTAGGTAGAGCGATAGAATGGCTACATTTAGCCCATCAACAAGGATATTTAGAAGCTAGCGCTAAGTTAGGCGAACTGTATGATCGGTACGGTAACGATAACCAAACCCGAGTAATAGCTTTTCGGTATTTTAAAGCTGCTGCTGATGGTGGATTAGCCGAAGCTCAAGTAGATTTAGGCGTGATGTTCTATTTAGGCCGTGGTACTAAGCAAGATTATAACAAAGCGTTGTCGTGGTTCATCAAAGCATCGAAGCAAGGATCACATAGAGCTGAGTATTATATCGGTATCGTGTACGAACTAGGCCGTGGTGTGGAGATAAACCTTAACAAAGCGCTAGCATGGTACAAAATGAGTGCTGATAAAGGTAACAAATTTGCCGCGTACAATGTCGGGCTAGCATATTATCAAGGTCGAGGCGCACCGGTAGATAAAACTAAAGCGCTAAAATATTACACAATTGCGGCAAAACTTGGGTATCCTGACGCTCAGTTTAGATTAGGGAACATGTATTACTTAGGCGATGGCACAGACCGTAACATTGAATCTGCTTTTATGTGGTTAACATTGGCGAGCCTTGAAGGTCATAAAACAGCAGGGAAAGCGGTTAGCTTAATGATGAAGAAAATGACCGTAGCCCAAGTAAGAGCCGCGGGCGCTCGAATCGATAAAATACTAGACGCTAAGATACAGAGGAAGTTTTAGTATCTAATTTCTTAGAATAGCCTATACTAATATTGTTTTGGTTAGTTTGTTTTTAGATATGTGTTCATGAAAAAAGCCCTTATACTCAATAAGGGCTTTTTATTTGCCTGGGTTTTAAGGGGTCTTAGCTAGACCACGCTAATTGCATGTCTTCTTTTAACTCCCGAGCAAAAACTGAGTCTTTAGAGCTACAATGGTCGAGGTTCTTTTTGGCTATAGCACTCAAAGGGAAAGGGACGGTTTTACATCCTAAGTAACCCACAGAGTCTTTAGACTCGATACTACCGACAGGCAAATACGTCAGGATAAAAATTGTATCTATCGGCGCTCCATAAGACCTAAGTCTATCTGTGACAGCTTTAATCATAGTTTTTCTAGATACTGGGTCTTGCTCTATATCCTCAGATTCTTCAAAGCTATATAGAACTGAGTATTGAGCTTCGGGGTCAAATTTAGTTTTATCAGTATTATTTGGCATAATTTTTTTTCTCCGGTTAGTATATAAAATTTTCAGGGTTCACAGGTACACTAGCATCATAAACAATGACCAAGTTAAGTATAGCACTAGACACTAACTTGGTTATATTTGCCTGGGACCTAGGCTAGTCTTTAGCTTTATTCTTCTAGCATGTTAAACATTCGTTTGTCGGTGTGGTTCAGAAGCAGACAGACAATGCCATCAACTTCGGCCTTGAAATGGTTATATCGTAAAGTATCCATAGCGGTAAAGGGACTCTCACCCCTATATCCATTTAGGTACAAGTCGCGCCAATGGTCAGTATTAGGCATATCGGCACTAATAGGGTAGCCTTCTAGTATCATTTGTTTACGCAAAAGCATACGCGCTATGACTTCGGTGAAGTCTTCGGCCAAGCCATTCATATTAATCATGGTCCGGTTTGGCCTCCCTTATATTTAGCTTTAATCAATATAGCTCTAACAAACTTATAAACATACGGGTTTAGATCCATTTCGCCGTTAGGTTGTTGCTTGAGTTTAAAGCCATTGGCTAAAGCGGTGGCTCGTATTTCTTCCACAGTTAAAGTATCTGTATCAGCTACGCCGCCGCGTTCTCTTATAGTGTTAAACATATTAGCTACCTCTTTTTTATACTAGTTCGGTGCCACTTACCGCAAAACTGACATTGGTAAGATTTCATACCTTTTTGTAAAGCATCTTCTTTAGTATCGTAAGCTGTCTTAACTTCACAAGTGTCATACGCTAGGGTAACTCTTGATCGCCATCGGCCTTTAGAGTCATTCCTACCGTTTTTTCTCTTTTTCATAGTTTGCTCCACAGTTTTTCCCAGTCGTCAACGGTCGCCATTGGCTCGGTTATATCTTCAAAGCTGATCTCTTTATAAGGGCCTTTGTCATAGAACCCATAAGCCCAGTCGTCGACTACTTGGCTTATTGGCATAACTAACTTACCGTCGTCACCGATCCAGTCTTCGAACTCTTCTGTGGTTTCGACTTCGGTTTCGCAGCACATAAAAACGCCTCTATATTTTTTCTTTCTCATAATCTACTCCACATCGGTATCTATTAGTTCAACTTTAAAGACAACGGTAGTGCACTCTTTATCTGAAAAGAAAAAACTAACAGCGTTTTGTATGTTGTGAGCTTTTATAAATTGCTCTTTTACTATCTCGCTGATAGGTGGCATTTCGTAAGTAACCTTGTATTCGTTTCTCATGACGAGGCCTTAGTTTCGTGTTGTATGTAGAAAATTTAGCGCCAGTATAGGTAAAAGTCCCCACATAGAAAAACCTGTATGCGTATACAAAGGGTTACTACCTGTAAATAAACAGTACATAAGACTGCTTACTTGTAGTATTAAAAGTGCTAATTGTATTCTAGTGATATTATTCATAATCTTCCCCATGTTTGATAATCGGCTTCGGTCATATGACCGTCGTCTTCGGGTTCATCTACTATTAAATGCTTGTGATCATCACAGGCATAATCGCCCGCTTGATGATTACCACGTCTACCGCGCCAAATAGCGTCAACCTTTTCAGGCTTGCAATGGTCACAGTAAATATTACCGGCGGCTTTACGCGCCTTAGCTTTAATCCTTTTCATGCTAATTTAGCTTCAAATTTAGCGATTAATACTTCGCTAACTTGGCATATGTGGAGCATATCCGTTGACTCGTCTTTAGGTGACGCAATAATGATCCAACCATTGTTATATAATGTGTAGCTTTCTGTTTTATCATCACTCCACACTCTACAAATCGGAGCGCCATCTATATTAAATAACTTACCGAACCATACTAGGAATTTAAAAAACATAATTTAAAACCTCATACTAAAAGTTAAAACGAAGACCCCAGGAGCAAAAGACAGCTTAGGGATAATGTATTTATTGGCAGTGTAAGCGATACCGACCGACGCCATGGGGCAAACCTTGCCACAATACTTGTATTCGTCACCGTAGCCAGTGACTCCACCAATACGAGCGCTAAACTCTATATCAGTATATGGTTGCCAGTACCGCGCGTAATCGATCAAGTACGACTGCTTATAGTAGCTGTTACAAAACGACGAAAAAGCATAACCATGATTACCGGTCCGATATTCGATCCCAATAAAACAATGGTCGCTGTTATATTCCGTGGTGCTGTTCATCTTCGACTCGATATGCTTTGATACCACGTAATACGTGATCTCGTATTCGGCGCTATCTGCTGGCTTAATAGATAAACAAGCAATTGCCAAAATTAAGCAATACATATAATCATGATTATCCTCTTTACCGAAATACAAGAGCACCCAAAACGCGGCAAAAAATACCCAACCCATAAGGCTAATCATGGTCTGATACGCTTTTCAATGAGGCCATGTTTTCTTAGTCTGTCACCGATTGTCATTTTTGCAGAATTTAATTGATGTGTAGGTATATCGCGTTCTCTGCACCAATTAGATAACTCGTTAGATAGCTTGCGACTAGCGTGCATAGACGCCACATCGCTGTCGATAAGGTACTTTTCAACGCGGGCATATAACTCTATTTCATCTTCGGTTAGCCTAAAGGTACCCTGGTAATCTTCCGTACTTCGAGGGTAATTCGCCATAATTCTAGGTCCCTTTTCACCACTAAATCGGATATGTAAGATCATTAACGCTGCTCTATGGTAGGCATAAAGACCCATAACCCCGATAAAACTATCTATAAGGAACGTTAGCCATGGTGCCGCATCTAATGCACCACAAACAGCCCCAGTGCTCACAACCGCAATAAGAGTAAGGATAGCGATAGCAGATAATAAAAACTTAGGTTTTTTAATTGTCTTCATAGTCTGGTATTCCTTTTAGTAATAAGTACGTCACTCACACCATATTCTTTCATCACCTTTATACAATCATCACAGCAATACGTGTGACCAAATAGATACAAACTAGCGTAAGTACAGTGAGGACCGGCTTGTTTACATGCGTTTACCTCGGCATGACCTGTTTGGTGACATACCTCAATACATAAGTGATAACCCTCTCCGGTTGGCATATCACCTCTAGGGCATAATAATTGTGGGGTCGCACAAGAGTTATAGCCTAGGTGAAAGTTATTTTCTAAGTCGACAATTATAGCTACGGTTGTCTGTTTTACACACACATTGAGTATATTCATACAGAAGTTTTCGTACAGAGTAATTATATCCTCAGGTATAGAATTATAATCTATATTACTGATGTTCATAGGTAAATGCCTCGTATACGCGCGCGTTAAATTGAGCTTCGGTTAATTGTTCGCCACGGATAAACCAAGCTTTGCCGTTGTTTTTGGCAAACGTGCGCGCCGGTCCTGATACATTATGAAAATCGCCATGCTCGATCCAATCCTTAGAACCGTCAGCAAATACGATGGCCGGTAACCCGACCCGATGAACAACACCATTCTCAAACCACGTTTTATCACCGGCTTTATTGGTGCGAATTTCATTAGGTTTATAGAAACTTTTACTTTTGTATTTACGATTTTTCATTCCACATAATCCTCTATGTTTTTTGTAACGCGGTGACTAGCACCGGTCCGGTTACACATTTCGACGACTTGGGAGACTTCCAGGCCCAGCTTTTCCGCCATTTCGTCTTTAGTAAAGTAGCCGCTCATTTTAATTAGTAACTTGCGTTTAGGTAGAGTCCAAACTTTACTACCCTTTTTCTGCCTGTGCGTTGCTGTGTTCATTATCTACTCCTACTTTTTTATTTCTAAAAATTTGTAACCGTATTTTTTCGCCTCGTCCTTAAAACAAAAAGTCATTAGGGTTAAACCTAATAACTCTTCATGATGTTTATCGATAAAGTAATCCATAGCTTGTTGATGATTTTCGACCTCGACTGTCACGACTTCCTTTTTCACGATAAGAAAGTCATGGTCTTCACAGATTATTAGAGCAAATGTTTTAGTGGTCATAGATGGCTACTTTTTAAGTTTTTCACAGCTATTACAAACATTCGGCGTTAGCTTGTTTGGGTCAGTAGCCGCGATAATTGCCCTAAGTTTGCACATATAGTCAACCGGTGGATTCTCACCATGAACATGCAGCATTCTGTCGTGAATCCATTGTAAAAATTCTTTATCTTTCATTTTTAGCCTCCCCTAAATTAGAATAATTTTTTCATACTTTTGTCATAGGTGATCGTGTTAGGTTTTGGCTTAAGATGAAGGTCCCAGTCTCCAGGGTCCTCGTCCTCATTCCAGTCGCAAGTATCACATGCGAGTATACTATTTTCACATGAGCTACACGGCGGCATACTAGTAGCACTACAAAAGCATGGCTCTTGCGTTAGCTTCAAAGTACCATCACAATTCTTGATGACACATAAGTCACCATCTGAGATTATATCGTTGTTCATTTTTCACCTTCCAGCTTTACCATTTCAGCCATTAACTCGCTATAGCCCTTAACATGGTCTGCAGCCCCGCTTTTAAACGTGACGACGCAACCATTCATATTACCACTAGGCAATATAGAGACTATATCTTTAACCTCGATGAACTGGCCGTATAAAATCATAGTTGGTACCACCGCTTAAATGTTGTGTTCTATTACAGATTAAGACTATTACTAATAATTGTCAACAAAAAGGATACCTAATTATTGTATTGATAGCCTTAGATACCTGCTTCGTTAAATATTTCAAGAACAAAGTCTCTAAACTCGTCCGCTGTTTTAGTATGGAATTTTTCTTTGATTAGTTCAGTGTTCCAAGTCTCACATAATAGGTCATGTATTCCGTAGCCGTCAGCACATAACGTATGACGTATAAAGCATTTCTTACCGTCAACTTTGTAAGATTTTCTAACGCTGTTAGGTTTTATTTCGCTGGTAGCATCCTGTAAAATTCTTTTTAGTACATTCTCCCAACCGGAGAAACTCGGCGCGCCGAGTTGTATTTGGAATTGTAGGGCCCATTGACATATCGTAGGCGTATGAATCAGCCCGTCGCATTCAATATTAGCAAATAAGATGGCCACTGAGGCGATACGGTCAATAGGAGACTGGCCCGGTAAACTGGCTGCTATAAGAGCCTCAGGGCTTATATTACGTTGAAGGTTTTTAGGTGCAAAACCATTATGATGTGAGATATCACGCGTTCTTAGCTCGTTCCACACTGCCGGACACCAGTTAGTATCACGCCAGTCGTTAAGCGCTTTGAAGTATTCAACCGTCGCAGCTCTAACAGTACATTCTATCGTTAAGAATCTTCTGTCGCTTACAGGTATGCTTAAAGCCGCGCCCTCATGGTTAGAACATATAAGAGTAGAGCTATACGCAGTGCCCGGACCTTGACCGCCGTATTTATATTTTATTACGTGTCTCGTTGGTGCAGGGTCAATACCAGTTTTTAGTGACTCGTAGGCTTTCGATTCTTGAGTCCGCGTTAATTGAGCGTCTTGAGCCTCAGGTATTATCACCCACATATTTAGTAAAAAATCATTAAAGCCTTTACCGCCTAGACCGTCTATTAATTCACTTAGACCGACAGTAGTCGAATTGTGTTGACCCCATAAATCGCCCAGTAAATCCTCTAAAGTACCGCGACCCGATCCATGTACAGGCGTCCACAATATGACACAGGGACCACGGTATTTAGGATTTTGGGATTTAGCGGCTATATGGTCAAGAAACCATGAAGCATCTTGAGGATCGGGTATTAGATATTCGATAAACTGTTTAAATTGTTTCCAATGGTCGACGGATTTATCTATTTTTTGGATATCCCATTGCGGCATACTCCAAGAGTTTAGTTTTTTATATACGCCTTGTTCTATGATACCCGGACCACCTGGGTCGTACTTATCACCCATCAGTTTTAGCAGACCTTTAGATTTTAATATCAAGTTATATTCACTGGTATGCGCTGGCTTGTCATTCATGCCAACCCACCACACATCGTTTTGATGGCCAGTTTTAAAACCCGCGTTCGGTACCTTGATTCGAGGATCTTTTAGCGATACAAAAGAATTACTAATTTCATCTAAAGCCCATTCGGCAACTAATAATGGTACGGGATCAAAAATACCGAGCATAGGTCCACCCTCGGCTTTCATCCAGTCAAGAAACTCTTTACCATGATTTTTACTACAGTGATCATGAAAACAATGAAAAGCCCTAGTCTCACGATTAGAGCCAAAACCTAGAGGTTTATAACCGGCAGTATTTCCACCGCCTTCGGAATGTTCCTCATGCCATGGGCATATAATATCAAACCACTCGTCGTTTTCGTTGACTACTAAATTCTCTTCGTTAAGCCATTCTAAGGCGTCATCGACTACGCCGTCTAAGCTACTATGGAAAACACCTTCTCGCCATGGTGTCGTACCTTTAGCGCGGCGAGGATCTAGTTTTCCGGCATTACCGGATTGAACATCGGCCCAGGTGATACCAGCGCGCACCGCTGATAATAGTTCGTCGGGGGAGAATACGTTAAAGGGTTCTTTTGAAAAAATATCGTCTACGGGATCGATACGGAATAGCTCGTCGTCTTCGCCAGCGTATTTTTGTTTAAGGTTAATACCGCAAGGTAAGCGGACTAATTTATTAGAAGTAGCCCCGCCACTATCCCAGGGACCGGCACCATATATTATGTGTACCAAACTTAGGGCGTCATGAAGATTATCAATAGGCGTGTCGAGTAAAAAGCCATACTGAAAGTTATCCGGCGAGGTTTCTATACGCCATGAATATTCTTTCTGCAGCATTTCTGGTAGGTCGTCGATTTTACATTTAGAACCGAGCCCCGAGCCCATATCGTCTAAGACAATGCAGTACAGTTTCTTAAACAGGGATTGCCTGTTATATAGTCGGCCTTCGTCGTCTAGCTCCACGGTAGACGTACTAAAGTAACACGCCTTATTTAGTTTACCTCGAGCTGCACGATTAAATTTTTCTTCGGATTGCGGAAAACCGGGTATAGGACTAGAAGAAGCCCAATAAAGGACTTGTTCATCTTTGTCTCTGCCCCCGAAAATATTGTCTATAAATAGACTGATATTTTTAGAAGTATCTGTCATTTTTTGTCAACCTTGGGGTCTAAAAAATACACGTATAATTTCAGTAGGCTAAACAAAAATATGAAAACCGGAAAAATCAGAAAACAGAATGTTATTAACGTTCTTCTGATTTGTCGCGGACTTCCTTTGTTATTAGCGAAAGACAAAATCGTGTAAGACAAGACTAGTAATATATAAAATACTAATATTAGTAAATGTGTGTCGGCATCCATGACTAAACTAATGTGGCCGCACGGTCACATTCGCCACACATAACTATTTTCTTTTGTAATAATAGCTGACCACAAAAACCCATTTCACTATTTTTGATCCAAGCGCCTTTATCACCTTCTTTAGTAATACGTTCTAATAATTCTTCTATCGACGTAGCGTCGGGCTGGTAATTCCAGCCATGGTAACAATTAGACATAATGGCAGTTCCTTATTTTGGGTGTAGTAAGTTTTTAAATTCAAGAGCCGATCTAATCATGACCCAATCCACAAAAGGACGGTCGCTAATTTCAGGGTCGTTCATGGTAGGACAACCTATCGAAATATCATCAATATAATAATCGGCGTAAGGTTTAGTGCTATCAGTCCATGAATACTGTTCAGGGTTAATATTAACGCCGAATAGTGGGATTTTATTGTCTTTACACCACATAACAGCTTGAGATAAGTAGTTAGCGTCATCACCAGCTTTAGGGCATAGAATGTCAACGTCAGGGCTTGTGGGGTCTTCTTTATCCGAGCGCATAGTGTGTAATATTATGCGATGGCCGACAGCGATCATATCTCGCATTACTGCTGCAGCGCCGATATCTTTACCCACTAACGGGAATGAGAAACCGACCATACTACCATCAAAATCGATGGCGAATATCTTAGGTTCTATTATTAGTTTATTCATAGTGTGTTTTTCCTCAATATGCTATTTGTTCAAGTTGAGTAATCATATTATCTATTACTCTAATATTAGCGTACTTTTTCAATTCAGCTTTTTGGTCATCTTCGCTGATAAAGATCGGGTTACCGTGAGAGGTAATTTTAGGTAGTGCTTGAGAGCTTCGTAAAGCTTTAGCTCTAAGCGCGAGTAGTTTGCGTATCATTCTATTAACCGGTGCTTTCCGGCTGTCATTAGGATCTGAAAAAGGGTTCATAATATTCGTTCCTTAATAGTTTATTTATTTGTAATTGGCGGCTTTAGTAATAACGCCCAGTGTGTAATATCTCGTAGTGGTTCATCAGCCATTGAAAACCACTTATCATCATCGTAGTACCCAAGCATGTAAGTAGAAAAATCTTTGAACTCTAACCACAATAAAACATCTTCATCTGGCGGTAATTTATCTTTAACGTTTATCCATCGCATACTCGCCCCTTAATAGTTTAATAGTTTTTGTTTTGCTAGGTATTCATGGAAAAGCTCAGCGGAATCGATCCGGCTGTCTAGTTTTGGTTTCATTACGCAGTCTTCAACAGTGTCAACGCAAAAAATGGTATATCGGGTAACAGTTTTTGATAGCTGGCCACGGCGTCTAAGTCTACCGAGTAATTGATCCCATTCATCAGCAGACCAAAAATAAGAAAGACATATTAAAGTATTACAAGGTCCGTATTGTAGGTTTAGGCCATGACCTGCAGATTTTGAATGTAATAGGAGCATAGGCAATTCGCCATTGTTCCACGACTCCATGATATTATCATTAACTTTTTTAGAATTCTTAGCGCTGAATACAGGCGCTTTATATTTTTTGACTAGCGCGTCACGTTGAAAGGTGAATTGATAAGCTATGATGACTGGCGTGTTAATTTTAGCCAATACTTTTTCTAAAGCGCGCATTTTAGCATCGTGTAAAAAGATAGCTTCTTTAGTAGCCGTTTGAAGTTCCCCGTACTCGTCATCTTCTGGCATTCGATAAACACTACCGCAACACATTTGAAATAATTTACTTTGCATCGACGCCTCGTTCGGCGCTTCTAGTGCTTTGTGATTTATGTAAACGAAATTGTGCTTAGCCATTTCTTGATAGTAGTGGCGAACATCAGGCGGTAGTTTAACAGGTACCTCAATGTCGATAAGTTCAGGTAGGTTTTTAATATATTCCTCACTGTCGACCGTATAAATAACATCAGCCAGGACCTTAGTTAAGCGAGCTAAGCCCCCAGGTTGAAAGTCCCATTGAGTCCCGGTGTAATTCATTTGCATAAAATACTTGCGCTTAAAGTTATCTTTGTTACGGCCTAAACGTTTGCCTTGGTCAATGATTAGCATTTGGCCGTAGATTTCTACGCTTTCTTGAGCGACGGGATCGGCTGTCATGCCAACACGCCATTTAAAGTTTTTAAGATGTTTACGAATTTTCTTAAAACCGGTACCGCCAACCGATTTAAGTTTAGTTATCTCGTCAACGATTAAGCCATCAAAATTATGCTTAGGGTAATTAGTGAATAGCCAAGCCATGATTTCAAAGTTACAGACCACGATACAAGAATTCTGCGCCAATAAAGCACGGCGCTTTTTCTCGTCGTGGCCAGTAAGGCAAACAAAGTCGATACCTTTTAAGTGTTCCCAACCGTCCGACTCTTTGTTCCACACTTCATTACATACTTGAGCGGTGGATAAGACTAGCACACGATTTAGTATGCCGTCGTCGATTAGGTCCTGGATAGCAGTAAACCCAACAACACATTTACCGAATCCTTTCGGGGCTACTAGCAAGCTCTCGTCATTTTCATATATGCGATCTATGCCTAGTTGCTGGGTCTCTGATAGGTCACTTAGTTTGTGCATTGCAAGCCTCTCTAATAGCGTCACCTAACAGCATTATATTGTCTTGAGTAGTTTCTAATACCGCTTCGGCCTCCATATGTAAGTGGCCGTTGTGCTCTAGTTCTAGGCCGACTTGAATCATGGATAGCTCACATAATTTTAGCTGTAACATTAGTTTTTGGCAATCTGTCATATTATTTGGCCTTAATAGCTTTACGGTAGCCAACTTTTATTATTTGGCTTAAAACAGAGCGGAAGTTTTTATCTTGATTAGTTTGGACCCACACGCTTACCCGAGGTTTTATGACATCGTACAGGTCGGCGACTAGATTCTTCAATTCATCACCTTTAACAGCACCACCGCTTTCAACTCTACGGTAGCCCATCTGTATTGTTTCTTTAGACACAGCGCGTAGTAAGCCATCGTGTTTAGTCTTAACTTCATATGATAAGCGAGGCTTAACGATATCGTATAAGTCTTGAGTTAAGTTGTGTTTTTTAAGCCATATTGGCGTGGGCGTTGTTGGCATGGTCTATCTCCACTTGCTTTTTAGGGGAACACTGGAAAACGTATTTATCGTTTCGCATAAATATAACATGGCGGGCGTTATCGGTATCATCCTTATATTTGCGTAAAGTAGTGCGATTAATATTCAACAATTTTGCTAAGGTTGTTTGATTACCTTTTAACGCTGGCGTGTATAGTAAATCACGAATTGTATACATATTAACCGTAATCATATAGTTTTCTCCATTTTTAATACCCTTAGCACGTTCACTAGCTACACCTCTCTAAATTCAGCACGTAAATGTGTTTTGATTATGTGGGTAAACCACTTATACGAGTCACATTGATAAGCGCTGGCGTTTTGTTGGCGTATTCTCTTTAGCTCGCGTTCCTGCAACTTAGCTAGTTGACCGGTACCATTTGACCTTTTCATTTCCACGTAGACGGTTTGGCCTGTTATGGGGAATATTAACAGTAGGTCAGGAAACCCTTTGCGGTTTTCGGCGCGTACTTTTCTAACTAATACTCTGTTTCCCGAAGCCAGTTTAACGCACTTAGCTTGTAATTTTGACTCTAGCATAAGCTTACTTCTTTTTAGGTGAATAGGTCAGATTGAACTTGAATTCAGAAAGTATTATCGGGTACGATTCCTTACCCTCTACCACTATAAAATGGCCACGGGTTACGAACACATCGGTATGCTGCAGCTTTAATATCAGGCCAGCGTTATCGATGATGACTCTATCAGCGCCGACTAGTTTTTCTATCTTGGCCATGTTGGAACCGGTCCACTGTTCAGCGTCGACCACTTGAGGTATTTTGGTGAATTTAGCCATGTTATATAAGCTCTCTTTTTAGTTGGTGTATTTATAGCATAGCACTGTATACAAAAAATACAAACAGAAAACCTTGGCAATTTCTGTAGATGGTATTAGTATTAGGTTAGATAGATATGAATTATAGCTAAGGAACCTAGCGTATGAAATTTAGAAAACTACCTGTTGAAATAGACGCCTTACAATGGACTGGTAAAGACCTGTTCGCCATGATGACCTTTATAGAAGGCGAAAAACCGAACCTTAAAACGCAAGCAGATAGGCATGCTTGGGAACAGTACGCACAAATAGTAAGAGATAAAGGCCTTCAAATACACACTTTAGAGGGCGTCATGCTGGCGAGTATTGGGGATTTTGTTATTAAAGGCGTGTCAGGTGAGTTTTACCCATGTAAACCGGATATTTTTAAATTAACTTATGAAAAAGTTAAGTAATAGGAGCTAACTGTATGTCAATCAATAAAGGGCAACAGCCCCTAGAATTAGAATTACCAGACAAGTCGACAAAAATGCGGAAGGGCTATTATATCCCTAAAGAGATAATCAAATATATCAAAGACGAATCGGATCGCTTAACTATTAAGGCTGACCCTTCTAAAGGTATTAAGGCGAAGATCGTTTCCGAAAATGATGTACTCACCGCGATAGTAATCTGCTACCAAAAAATGACCGTCATCGATGGTGACGACAAACCTGCATACACTAAGGACAAATAACCATATGAGTTTTCATTACAAATACGGCGGTAGTACCGCCAAGCGTACTTTAAATTGCCCAGGCTGGCGAGCACTAGCCGATTCGATAGATATCGTCGATAAGAGCAGCGAACACGCCGACCGCGGTACCATGTTGCATACGTGTTGTGAAATATTAGAAGACGACGGCCTAAGCTACGGCGAACTATTAGAACGTGGCGTTGAATACGAAGGTCAAGTACTAACCGAAGATTTATTAGAAGAAAAAGTAATCCCCGCTTTTGAAGCTATGGAAGATTTTGTCGAAGACCACGGATTCACTACCGTCGTCACCGAAGAATTATTAGAATACAGCGACATTATAGGCGGCACACCTGATCTTTTAATGTGGAGTAAAGAGGCTATCGGTTGTGGAGATTATAAATTTGGCGATGGCGTGATGGTTTTTGCTGATGATAATGATCAAATGTTCTTTGCTGTTTGGATTGCCTTAATTAATGACGTATTCAAAACAGACCTTGATCCCGATATGCCTGTACAGTTCGCTATCATCCAACCCTCAGATAAGCGCGAAAAGACCCTCGACGTTTGGGAAACTACCATAGATGCTGTGGAAAATTTTGGTGAAAGATTTTTAGATGCGGTTAATATTGCTGAAAGCTCAGAACCGGGTGAAAACCTAAATGACGGCGACTGGTGTAAATTTTGTAAAGGCGCTGGCATTTGCCCGAAAAAAGGCGAGAAAGCTAGAACAGCGCTAGCCTTGATTGATGGTCCTCAATTAAAAACCAAAATAGCAGCATTGAAAAAGGGCAAAGATACCGATCTTGCGATCCCTGTGCTAGACTTATCTGACGCTCTCGTACTTGCTAAACAGTTGGAGCCGTGGATCAAAGATGTTAGAACGTTTGCTTTTAATATATTAGAAGCTGGCGGCGACATTCCAGGTCATAAACTGGTGAAGAAAAGAGCAACAAGGAAGTGGATAGACGCGGACGCAACGGCTGAATACTTAAAGCGCAAGCTTACAGCAAAAGTCGCTATGAAAATGACCGTTCTATCACCCAAACAAGCAGAAGACGCGGCCAAAAAAGCCGGTGTTGTACTGCGTATGAAGGATCGAACAATTAGTGAAAGCTCCGGCAACACTATAGCGCTAGAGGGTGACAAGCGTGAAGCCGTACCAACTCAGAAAGGGATAGCAGAGGCTCTAAAGAAAATCGCAGAGTAAAACTTAAACTTACACTTACACTTACACGATACATAGGAAACTTAAATTATGTCAAACTCTACTCAAATGGCTAATATGGCCGACCTCGCAAAAGGCTTACAACAATCTGCTCAATCTGTCGACTCAGGCGGTGGTAACTTCATGAAATTCGCTAAAGGTGATTGGACCTGGGGCGCAGAAGAAGCCGAAGTCGAAGGCGATGCACTGTGGGCAATTCATCCGAACGGTTTTCAGCATGGCTGGATAGCTTGGGGCGATAAAGCTCATAACAACAAAGGTACTAAGCTAGGTGAGGATATGTGTGATGCTACTAGTCCACTACCTTTCGAAAAAGATCTACCAGAAGTTGAGGGATCTTGGGCTCAACAAATTTCTATGCAAATGGTTTGTTTATCTGGTTTTGATAAAGGCGTTAAATTAACTTTTAATTCTTGCTCCACTGGTGGTCGTAAAGCTTATGGCGACATTCTTAACGCGGTAGTAGCTGAGATTGTGGCTGGTAACGACGGCGTTTGTCCGGCGGTCCTACTTGGTGCGGATAATTACAAGCACAAAGAACACGGCAAAATTTATACGCCAACTATCACCATCCAAAGCTGGAAAACTTTAGATGACCTTAACGCGTTACTAGCGGCTGCAGATGATGACGCGCCCGAAGAAGAAGTCAAAAAAATCGAAAAGAAAACAGATAAAAAGTCTTCTGCTAAAATGGACGTCGACGATAAAGCCGAAGCATTAGCCGAAGCTAAAGCCGAGTTATTGGCCGAAGCTAAAGCAGAAGCTAAAGCCGAGTTATTGGCCGAAGCTAAAGCAGAAGCTAAAGCAGAAGCTAAAGCAGAAGCTAAAGCCAAAGCACTATCAGAAGCACTAGCCGAAGGTGAAGAAACCGAAGGTGAAGAAAAACCTCGTAAACGTAAAAGCCGTCGCTAAAAACTAGTTGATGCAGATCCAAAAGCGCCAGGGACCGGCGCTTTTATTTTTAATCAACTAAGGCGGCTATCATGATCCCTACGAATCCTTATTTATTAGATTTCGAAACACAATCAAAACTCCATATTTCAAACCCCGGTTACACCTCAGATGAAAGCACTAAAGCTATCTGTATGAGTTGGGGTCCTAAAGGTGGTAAAGGTAAACTATGGTGGAATGGCGAGCCATGCCCCCAAGAACTAGCAGACCATTTCGCCGCGGGCGGTTTAGTCGGCGCATCCAATGCAAAATTTGACCGTGAAATATGGGATTATGTTTGTGTTGAAGACCACGATTTCCCCGAAGTTCCATTAAAACAATGGTACTGCACTCAAGCACAAACCCGATTAGCGGGATTACCCAGCGCTTTAGACAAAGCAGCCAAAGCATTAAAGCTAAAAGTACGCAAGTCGGCGAATGGTACCGCATTAATTAAAAAATGCTGTATACCCCCATTTAGCGAAGACCCTCAAGATTACGCCGACCTTGGCGCTTACTGCTTACAAGATTTTGTTGTCATGGATAAAGTAGCGCGCTCAGTTCCCGAAATGACCGAACGCCAGCTAGAAGATTATCACCTAAACGAAATTATCAACAACCGCGGGATCAAAATTGACCGCGAGTTAGCCAGGGCCGCTAGCCAATACGCCGAAGCGGAACGCGCAGAGATTAACAAGAAGCTTGAAAAAGTCACACGTAAAGTCGTCACTAAATGTACTCAGTATAAGCGCGTTGCTACTTGGCTACGTGAAAAGTTAGAAGCGGCAGACTTGCATGATGTTGTAAAAATTATGATCCGGTATAAAACCGATAAAGAAACTAAGGAAACACTGAAAAAATATTCAGCCGATAAAAACGTCCGTATGAATATGCTAGCCGGTAATAAAGAAAATATCTTCCGTCTACCACATGACGTATTTACAGTATTAAACCTAATGACCGACGCTGGCGGCTCGGCAGTTTCCAAGTTCGCTAAGATGGACTTAAAAGCCGATCCTGACGACGATAGAGTTAGAGGGGTCTTACGCTATGCCGGGGCTGCTTCGACTACTAGATATAGCTCGATGGACCTGCAAGTACATAACTTTCGCCGTGACGCCTTTAGTTATGAGGAAGTAATGCACCTTAGACAACAAATGCTTGAAGGTCGCTTACTAAAAGATATGGCTGGCGAGTACGTCCCAGTGATGGACACGCTAGGTAAGTTATTACGTGGTGCCATCATTCCAGCGAAAGGTAAAGTATTCGTCGTGGGTGATTGGAACGCGGTAGAAAGTCGAATGAATGCGTGGGTATCTGGTGAGCAAAGTAAATTAGATATGTTTATCCGTGGCGACTGCCCTTACGAATACGCTGCAGAGGGTGTCTACGGTAGGAAAATTACTAAAGAGGCTGACCCATACGAACGTGGCGTAGGTAAAGTTGTGGATCTAGCCTGTGGTTTCCTTGGCGGTGTCGGCGCTCTAAAATCTATGGCTGCTCAGTACCATATTTATATCGACCCGAAAAAAGAGGAAGAGATAGTAAAAGGCTATCGCGCAAAGCATCCTAAAATCGTTGCTTATGCTGACGCATTGTTAAAAGCTGCTCATAATGCGGTTAAGTACCCTGATACCGTACAAGTCGCGGGTAAGGTTAGCTATAAATTCCATAGCGACGACGGCGCGCTATATTGTACGCTGCCGGACGGTAAAAGTAAGCTTAGATACCCTGAATGCCGTTTTGAAATGAAAGCGGTACCGTGGGATGAAACAGAATTCAGACCACAATTGACCGCATTAAAAGCCGCATTCACCCCAAGAGCTGACTCGAAAGAATGGGCTCGGCACGGATTATGGCGTGGGATCTTTATCGAAAACGTGGTCCAGGCTACATGCGCCATAAGATTACGAGATTGTGTCGCAGACTGTGAAGAGGAAGAATTACCAGTAATTTTCCACGTTCACGATGAAATAATACTAGAAGTTGACGAAGACCAAGTAGAACGAGCTTTAGAATTGCTGCAAGAGATAATGGAATATGTACCGGATTGGCTGAAAGGCTTGCCATTAGTAGCTAAGCCCGAAGTTATGCTAGTATACGGTAAGTAATTACACACCCACATAACCGGAGAAAACGCCATGCGACAGATACATTTAGTAGACGAGACCCTTTATGAAACACTAAGCGACGAACACAAAAAGTTTGTTGATGTAGTGCGCCGTCATGATACGGACAGGGACGCGGCGAAAGAACTAGGTGTAGCCTCGTCTAATGTATCACGGCGTCTTAGTCGATTACTAAAATCTGCAGCTAAAAAAGGTATCGCTCCATATGCGTCGATGACTAAGACAGCCGCCGAAGGTTTTGCCATCAAGCGGATATCTAGTTACTTCCGCGATGGCGAACTAGCTAACCAGTGGGTGATCCAAGAGCCAGAACGCGAGAAAATACTTGAAATGCTCAAGGAATTATCAGCCGAACTACTTGAAGGCGTAGGGCCAATACCACTAACCCCACCACCAGTCGCAGCACTTGAAGACGACCTAATGGTTAATATACCAATCGGTGACGCGCATATCGGTATGTTGTCATGGGAGGAAGAGACTAAAGATAAATATGATCTCAAAGTAGCTAAAGCACTTCACTGTAAAGCTATTGATATGCTGATAGCACAAACGCCAGCAGCTAAGCATTGCACTATTATCGACTTAGGTGACTTCATGCACTCGGATAATTTAGAAGGCAAGACAGCCCGCAGCGGTAACGTCCTCGATATGGATAGTCGGTATCATAAAGTGGTTCGTGTTGCGATCCGCATTGTGCTTTATTACATTCAAGCGGCTTTAGTAAAATTTGAGCACGTTATTTTTAGACCAGAAGTAGGCAACCATAACGACGTTGGATCTATTTGGATGCAAGAAATGCTAAGCGTACTATTCGCCGACGAGCCCCGCGTTACTATCGGTAACAACGCTGGTAATGTATTTTTCTGGCAGCATGGTCAATGCTACTTTATGTCACATCATGGCCACCAGATAAAAGGCGACCGCTTATACCAGTTGTTCGCTAAACAAATCATGGATAATCACATCAAGACCATGCACCGTAAAATCTATATGGGTCATGTTCATCATAAATCTTTCGAAGAAAATGCGATATGTGAAATGCAGACTTACCGGACCTTAGCAGGTAAAGACGCTTTCGCGGCTGGTGGTGGGTATATCGCTGGTAGAAGTATAACCGCGGAAACTTGGCATAAAGTGTACGGCGAGATATCTCAAGTTTGCGTAACTGTTCAAATGGTAGAAAGTAACCAGTAGGGGTTACTTTAGCGATAGTAACCAGTACTGGTTACTATCTGTCATCCTTTTCAAATACTCTTTTAGTCAATTCATTTTTAGAAAACGTTAGTCTATCAAGCTCAGCGCGCTTATTATCTGCAGACATAGAACTTAAACGGACAAGTTTCATGCGCTGATTAATCTTAGTGATCTTAGCTCGAGCTTTATTGTAAAATCTACGACGTTTCAAGGCGTCTTTATTTTTGTCAATAAGCTCACGGGCTTTATCAAAGTCTTTAATCTTTTTAGCCTCGTTAATATCAGCATAAGCATTGTTGATCTCTTCAAGGCGCTTATAAAACATGGTCGTATAATGAGTATTCTTAGACGGCGACGTTTTCACAAAAGCTTTTATTAGCGGGTACTCAGTAAACTTAGTCGTCGGCGCTGCCGGTGCGTCGGTAAGCGGACGAGTAATAAGCATATCAACAGCGGATAAAGTTTGAGCGCCGGCCCAGCCTAGATAACCTTGTACTAGATGTTCAATTTGTACCGGTGATAAAGTAACGTCGGCCCATACTATATCGGCCATAGTTTCAGACGCCCATATCGCGGTTTCACTGGTCCAGGCTCTTTTTCTGTTTTCAGGCGACAAGCTTTTCATTGCTTGTGACTCGATAGGTCTGCCCGTAAACATGTTTTTATTCATGGCAATCTCGCCCCCAGGTTTAAATAACTGAGGGATCGGGTTCATGGCAAACGTATCGGTTAACGTATGACCTAAACGCTCAGCGAATAACGCGCCGTGGGCTTTATCGTCGACCATTTGTTGAGCTATCGATTCAGCGATATACGCAATCGCGCCAACTTCGAAAGGTCTCGGGATGCGGTACATAGTATCGTCGCCCGGTATTTTTAATAGATGATAGGTACGTTTTTCCCATTCTTCGGCTTCTTTATAATCGTCGTCGTCTTTCATGGCGAGATATAAACCGACTGACATTAGGGAGTAAACGCCGATAACTGCTTTAAACTTGGCAGCTTCTTTAGGGTTCATCCAATCCTTAAAGGTCCCAGGGGCCGCGCGAGCTGCTTTATCTAAACCTTGCAGTCGAGCGTTAACAAATGGCACCGTATGAGCAATAAAACGTACTAAATTAGACGTACCGGTCCGAGTAAAGTCTAAGTGGTCACGCGAACCGAATGTAGCCTTTAATAAGCTCTCACCTCGTTCTAGCGCTTGCGAGTAATCAGCCGCACGGTTAACGTTTTCTAACCTTGCGCCGAAATCTTGGTAAGCATCCCAAACTTTAGCTAATTTTTTAGGTGTATCTAAAATCGTCGCTTTTACTTGAGCTTCGGTCATACCTTTTTTAACTAATTTTGTTATCGCTGCAGGGTCGCTACCGTGAATATAACCAGACTGACCAAAGCTAGCGCCACTCGATAGCATTTGCGCCTTAACATCACTATCTTTAGCCGTGGCTTTGAAACCCATGGCTAAATTCTTAAAAATATTAGCGCTGGTATCAGTAACCGCCATGGCGTGAATAGAATCTCGTATTAAGTTACGTGCTTTAAATTCAGGGCTAGCAGTAACGCCAATAGTTAGAGCACGTTTAAACGACCGCATGATATCCATAACCGGACCATTGAGACCATCCCAGTTAAGCGCCATCATTGACTCTAATACTAACGGTTCACTAACTTCATACCAAACCTCGTTACCGTCCTCACGAATAAAGACCGCATTTTTGCTTTTGTTTTCGAATGATACTAACTCAGCCGCGCCTAATTCAACTGCAGTATTTATCGCTGCAGTAGCCGCTTGATTTTTTAATGAGGCAGATATTAAATGATTCCAGTTTAGAACAGCATTCGTCATCAAGTCGGCTAGTTGAGCTTCGCCACCTTTTAACTTTTTAAATGCTTGCTGTCTAACGAGCCCAGCTTTACCTAGAGCCCTTGGACCGGATGCGGGCTCGCCGTCGTCCAGTACGCGATAGAACGGCAGATAAAAGCCTTCTTCTGCCCACTGTTCGGCTTCTTCGGCATTAACTAAGCCACTGTCGACCGCTATTTTTACGACCGCGTTGTTTAATTCTTCAAAATCTTGTCTAACTTTCTCAAAGAGTTTTTCTTTACCTTTATCCAGACCCATTAAGATATCGATATCCGCTTGTTCGAATAAGTTTTCTTTACCTTCGGCGATTAATCGATTCGAACGGTTGCCAGCCATCCAGTACGTCCACTTATCAAGATCCGGTCCAAGTTGTTCTAATACTTGGTCTAAGCTCTTTTTCTTAGTGTCGACAGTAATAACGCCGGATTTATCTAGCTTAGGCTGGCCATGGTGCATCGTTGCTTCGATAGCCCCAGGCGCAGAACTGGTAAGATGCGCCAACATCCAGGACCGATCGTCGCCCATTAGCTCTTTAAATGAAGCATATTGATCAACGACCGCTTGTCTAAATCTAGTCTTGGCATTTTTGTTAACTTTCAATACACGTTTTTTGACCTTCTCGCCGATAGACTGAGTACCGAAGCCACCTTTTTTAATGACGGCTGCTTCTTCTTCGGTGAAACCTTCTTGATCCATGAACTCGACAAAAACTTCATCTTTAGTCATATCTCTTTTAACTTTGATAGGTTTACGAGTTTTCTTAGCGATCATTTTATCTAATTTAGACTCGACACCCTTAGGCTTAAATGTACCTTTGGCAAAACTGATCTCGTCGTTAAGGTTAAAGTCTGCGGCTTGAACGTCGCCGCCTTTATCCGTGATCTCTTTCTCGTAGCCAGCTACAATTTTTTGAGAAGAACGCACCATATCTTCAACAGCTTTAGTGGCGGCTACGACATGCGTGTCGCCGTCCTCCATATGCTGATTGGTTACTTTAGTTAAATTATCTACGTCGGCTTTGCTTAGCGCTTTACCGGCTTTTTTCATACATGATGATAGTCGGCTCATAATAAAAATTTTCCTATAATTTGAATTAACGCTAATATTTCTTCGTCTTCTTGGCGCATTTGTAAACTAAGTCTTTCACGTTCTAACTCATACCATTTTTTACCAAATTGTTCCGGTACCGCCGCATCAGGTATGATTACTTCTAAAGTTTTCCCTGCAAAAGAACCATAGGGAGCCCGTGGGCCACCATATAGTCCTAAGCGAGTAGTAGCCATTAGACGATCACATACGCATCACCGGCGCTAGCTGCGTTAGTCGTAGCCGTAAAGGTGAACGTTTTAGTGGTACCGTTATAACTTGTGATATCTGTGGCTTGTTGTTTTAAAGCGCCAGTTCTCCAAATAATTACACGTCCGTTAAAGTGATCGTCGGTTGCTTCGGTTAACGTGCTGTCTGCCATGGTAGTCGTAGTCGGTACGCCAGTAGCGGTACCAGTAACTAAAGTTTCTAATGAAGCTTCTAGGCTATCCGCGGCTGCACTGTCACCGCTAATCGCTGTTACGTTTGCTGTAACTTGGTTCGTTACGTCGGTAGTGGTCGCTACTAAAGTAACGTTTGCCACAGCATCGGCAGCGGGGTCAAAGTAACTAGCAGCTACTAAGGTTCTCGCCTCCATTTCTGCGTTAGTCGGGCCATCATAATCAGTTAGCGCCGTGTCCGCTTCTACATTCACTTCGGCTTTCATACCTGTTGACATACCACCAAGGTCTGTTAAACCAGCGCCAGCGGTGCCGATTTCGGTAGTATCGGCTAAAATAGCTGTCGCATCCGTTTCGATATCAGTAACCGCTTTACCTAAAGAACCTGCGGAAGTGTGACCACTTAATGCCTCGTCTAAGACCGCATCTACTAATATACTTTCCATATAATTAGCATCTTCAGTTACGGTTATACCGCTCGCATTATTCGTTAGAACAAAGTTACCGTGTAAATCTACAGTAGAGGTCGCGCTACAGTTGGCGTTGATAGTGAAATCACCCCAGCCACTAGCCTCCATATTATAAGACCCGGTACCAGCGCCCATATTTTGAACTTCTATAGTACCACCACCCCATGACTGCATAGACCATGACGACGCGTTTAAGCCAGATCCAAAGTCAATGACCATACCTAAACCAGGCGCAGTAAGCGCAGCACTACCGCCGAATACATATACACCTTCACTTCGAAGCGTAAAGGTACCAAAGAACCCACATTCAAAACCATTACAGGGGTCTATAGTTACGTCACCGATACCGCAAGAAAAGAACGACGCTGCAGTCGTTGAACAATTACCGATACCTGTTATAGCTGAGGACCCCGTAATTGTAGTCCCGTTAATATCAGCACTGTTAAGTGCTACGGTATATTTTTGACCCATTATCTCACGGGCTGATGACGTCGCCGGTAGCGTTACAGCAGACCCGGTGGCTATTTGGAATCTTGTTAAGTTATTAGCCGTCGCAATCGTATACGCATCAGCTAAATTATCCGACGGATTGTCGATAAACCCCACTCCCTCAGCAGTACCACTAGTCCCATTTAGAGTGTTAACCCATACAGCACCGTCAACAAAACCTAATGTAGTTATGTTAGATACTGCTTGGACAATTAATCTATCTATTTGTAGTGTAGGGTTTGATTGACCGGTATTCTGAATACGAATTAGAACCTTACCCGTATCAGCGCCTGTAGTACCAGTATGACGCACTAATAACGGCGCGGTTATGGTGACGTTAGAAGACCCGCCTTGGCCTTCTAAGGTTTCTATTTGCTCCCAAGCTACACCTACAAAATCATAGGCTAGGATATTCATTTCATCATTACCGCTATTCAAGAAACCCGCGATAATAACTTCTGAGGCTAAGTTAACAGCCGTAACGTCAATACTATAAACGAGATCAATTTCGTTAGTCGTATCGTCTATAACGTGGAAAACGCTATTAAGCGTGAAGGTATCTGCAAAAGTTCCTGAGGTCTGAACACCGACAAAAGTTATCGATTTTATCGCACCGGTAACGTTAGAACTTTCAGGGTTAAAGTTAACGGCACCACCACCGATAACACTAATATTGTCAACCTGGGACCGTGAAGCTGGCGCAGTATCGTCGATATAGCCACTACCATCGTACATAGCCTCTAAATTATCTGCCGCGGTAGAATCACCTGATATCGCGGTCATGTTAGCGGTAACTTGGTTGGTTACTGCAGTCGTGGTCGCTGTTAACGTGACGTTTGCTACGGCGTCGGCTGCGGGATCAAAGTAACTTGCAGCTACTAAAGTCCTCGCGTTAAATTCTGAGACTGTTGGAACGTCATCGAGCCCAGTTTTTAAGGCTGTAAGGCCGTCTGTACCATTCGCTAAATCTACGGCAGCAGCGGATAAGCCTAGTGAGAATTGGCCTACGATTTCACCAACAACTGAAACGCCACCTACGGTACCGGCAGTTAGTGCTAAATTATAATCTTTCCCTGACTCGAAACCGTTACCGCCTGTAGCGACAATAGTAAGCATATTCATACCGACCACACCGTCGTGATCGACACCTAGGGTAATACCCGCCGTTATTTGAGTTAATCCGGCGTCTTCATAGGCTGATACTACCGGCGTACCTGCTAAGACTGTAGGAATACCAGTGGCGAAAGCCCTTGTTGTGAAAGCGATAAAAAAGGTATCGCCAACTGTTCTATCTCTGCTCATAATATTTTATCCTGCTAATCCGCCACCAGGACCGGCGATACCACCAAGCCCCGCTAATCCGCCTTTATTCGCTAAACTACCCATTATTCTACCACTTGGCGGAGCACCATCCGCGGTAAAGTACACGACTGGCGTGACTGGTTTTAGTATCTGGTACGGGTCAGTCGTTAACTGCTTTACACTACCTTTACCTTTGTTGTCCAATATAGCAAATAAAGCAATAGAACCTAAAAGCGGCTCATTCTTTGTAAATCTATTTGAAAGTGTATAATTAGTTCCTAGACCAGTTGGAGCCCCTGACGTACCCGTAACAATCAGGCTACCGTTGATCCATAACTCAGACTCAGGCCATGTTATAGCCATGTTAAAATATTCGCCAAAAGGCGGAAAACCCGAGGTACTGGTGTTTATTCTTATTCCCGTGTTTGTAAAGTATTGAAGCGTAGATGCGCTAGTAAACAAAAATATATGTCTAGTACCCGTAGAGTCCATTAAATAGTTTGTCGTACCTGATGAATCCCTTTTTAGTCTGATAAGCCATGCACCAGAATCTTTATTCATCCCTTCTGTTGGTATCTCTACAACACTATTAGAGCCTGTAGGGTTAGTTACAACACCACCCAAGTCAATTTTATGTGACATATTCTCATAAGGTACTATCTCGCCTTTGGAGATATCTAAGACTCCTGACGGTGTTGGTAGGTAGCACTTAGTCTTGCCGAATCTAGGGTCACATTCAACTAATGTCCTAGGTTGCTTATTAGGCTGTCTAAAATCAGGATGAAACTTTTTAGGTAATGTGTAAAGAGTCATTGTTTAGTACCCTAAGCGTGAGGGCCGATAGTTTTAGGCGTTACAAATATGTCCCAGCTTGCCTGGATAGTTTGGCCTGTCTTATTTTCTATGTAAAATTCGTACTCTTGAGAAGTTTTACCATTAGGTAAACCGATATCAATTGTCACATACTGATTAGTTGTTACGTCATTTACCGGAAAACTACCAACGTAGAAGTGTTGAAAGTTTGCGTCCGGTACGTCAGAATCGTTAGTCGATTGAGTATTCAGCAGTCTAAGATACAAATTAATAGCCGTATTAGCGGTAGGCGCTACAGAGTAATCGACAAATAGCGTCACACTAGCTGTAGGCGCGTCGTCGTCGTTAGTCCAAGTACTCAAGTCACCCGCTATGCTAAAAGCGTCATCGGCAACAGTCCCACTGGAAGTGCCTAACGTATCTTGAGTTCCGAAGAACTCTATCGCGGAATCTGCTCCAATAGCCATAAATTATACTCCTGCTAAAGCGTCTATTAAGTGTGGTACGATTGCATCTACTTTAGTCTGCAACGTCGCGTCACTAGCACCTTGTATGGTGGATACATCAACCCCTTTATTAGCAGCTAGCACGGTCATTAGCACTTTTTTAGCTTCACCTTGGGGATCTGACAAAACTACATTTGCATACGCTTTATCGTTAGCTGTTGGGGTGCCTTCAAGCAGTGCATTAACTGTGATCACTATAGCTACAGCGGTCCGGTTAACCAAGTCACCGTCGTTAAATAATGTTCTTAATTCGATATATGTTGCCATGGGCTAAGTCCTCTTTATTTTTACGTCAATGCTGGTCATAAAACCGCGTTGATCACGATGGATATTTAAGGTAAAGCCGTCTGGTCTCTCGTCTACGGCTCGCACAATTTTTGCTATGCTAGCGGCTAACTGTTTGTTAGAGTTTTCGATACCTTCTTTAACTATAGCATTGGCTTGGTTTACAGCGTGTAATACTTCTTTAGTATCTAGCACAAGTACTTTAGTCTCGCCCGATTCTTTAGGACCACTAGTTGATGAAGGTTTTTTACCTTCGTCATATATCTTAAAGCCTTCGCTTTCAAAATCTTCTATAGTTTTATCGGTCACTGTATACACCTTAATAATTTAAGCGCCATATCGCGTTTTTTTCTTGTTTGTCTTAACACGGTTTCGGCTGCACCTTGAACTAGCTGTATCTTACCATCTTTATCAGTAATTTTTCTAGTTAACTTGATATCGCTTAATGACACCATTTGCCCGACTTGGGCTTGAATAAATTGGGTGAAATCTGCTCGGCCCTGGATAGTATTTTTAGGTAAGTTATTAAAAGCTTGTTTATATTTAGCCTTCATATCGTTAATAAACTTAACATATCCGGTTTTAGTAGCGTATTGGTCACTAGCTTTAAGTGTAGCTTTGTAAGCTTCTTTCCGCAATTCTTCGGCTTTATCTTTACTGATTTGAGACTTAGTTCGAGTATCAGGCGGCGGCTTAGACGCTGTTACTTTAGTAGCTGACTCAACAACTGCCGAACTAGCCTCTAAAGCTCTAGCAAAAACAGTGCCGGAGACTTCTTTTAGTCCTAACAATTGTTTAATTACATCACTTAGCTTGTTGAATATACTTTGTCTTTCGCCTTTAAACGTTAGCTTTTTAAGCGCAGATTGAAAGCCAGGATTAGTCAACGAGTAGGTAACGAATTCCTTTAAAGAATTCCCTACCGTTTGGAACGCGTTTTGTTCTTCCTTAGTAAGCGTGGTAAATTGAGCTAAATCAGTGGCGATAATGCGATTCACATCAAATTGAACTTGTTTAAGGTCTATAACCGCTTTTCTCTGTGCTTCGGTTTTAGGGTTATCTATTAGCTCAACGGTCGCAGCGTGGATTAGCTCATGCGTCAAGGTGGCTTCTTGCATACCTTCCGTATAGATACCGACTTCTCGTTGAACGAGTTCACCAGTGTATCTATTTTTTAAAGTCTCATATACACCGCGACGAATACTACGTTTACGTTTACCACTACCTCGCATTCTAAAACCAATATCGGTACCGATAAGGCCTTGAATCGACTTAGCAATTGCTTTAAAAACCGGATCTTTTGCGCTGGTAGCTAACCAGTCAACAGCATCTTTAGCCGTTTTAAATGTGTCAAAAGTTTTGATATCAATCGGGTGTTCTACCACGACACGATCTTTTTGTACTTTCGGCTCAACTTTCTTAGGCTCAGCTTTCTTAGGGGGTAATCCCTCAATCCCACGTTTAAGCTCGCTAACTAATTTAGGATTAGTATGCCATTCAGCCCAGGCAGCTTTTTCGGCTTTCAGTGCAGTAATACGAGTTTTTAACGCTGCAGGGTTATCGACGTTCACACCTTCTCTAGCTGCTAACTCAGGATTTTTAGTCGCACCTTGAACCGCGGATAATGACCGTTGTAAAGTCGCTTGTTTAGCTGCTGCAGCTCGAGCTAATTCTTCCGCTTGTTTAATAGCGCCAGTATCGAAGCCGAATAAGTCGCCTTCTTGCGGCTCAGTTGGTGCCATGGTACTAACAGCTTTCACCATGTTAACGGCTACGTTTACTGGTTTACCGTTTTCAATAGCTTTTAGGCCGACAACTTGCAATGCTTCATTATTTGGCGCTGCTTCTGATATTTGAACCGCAGCGGGATCGCTAATTATGCCCTGGCTATGAGCATCGATTAGTAATTCACTACCTTTTTTAGCGATGGTAAAGGCTTGCTGACCCGTAGAACGCGCTAAGATCCCTTGCGACTCTGCTTGTTCCGGGGTTATATCAGTTTCTTTGATGAAGTTAATATAATCTTTTACTTGTCCCTGACCTTCGCGGATATTTAGCGTAGCATCCAAAGCTTTAGCTTGTTTAACGTCAAACCCTTCGGCTTCGTAATGAAGTTGAGCAGGTATAGTAGTCATGCCGCTACGCTTGGCTAGATCTAATCTATGTCGACCGGTGATCACTTCTTTCGCACCGCTTTTTCTGACCCAAACTTGAATCGGCCCCACACCAGCACGATCAAAAGTACCGCCTAATGGCTCAACGACACCTTCTTTAGTAGCACCGGCCTTAAACTGAGGCACATCTTTAGATAAGGTTAACTCGCTGATAAGAGCTTCTTGCGGCGCTGATATTGCTTGCTGGCGTTGTTCTTCTTCAATTCGAGCACGGGCTTTAGACTGTATGCCGACTTCTGCCGATATACGTTCTTCTTCGGTAGGAGGACCGGCGGGCTCTACTTCTGCAGTCGGCTCGATAGGTAAACCACCAAAAGTGCCGCCGATTGTTGGGTCTGGCTCTACTTCGATTGGAGCCCCGATTGTTGGTTCTATGGCTGCAGCGGGACTAGGTTCTTGAGCTTTTATTTTTATGCCAACTTCACTACCGATTATCACGTTAGCTGCGTCGATAGCTGCGTCCACGGTAGGAGCAGCAGCAATAGTTTTTAATGACTGGTCTAATTCGTCGATAATGGCTCGGTTTGACTTAGGACCTTCACCACGAACACCAGCAGCGCCACCAAAAAAGCCAGCAGCAGCACCCATGCCAGCAGCCTCGCCAACCCCTTTCGTAATATCTATGCTAGGATCTATTTTCTTGGCAGCTATGTTACTACGCAACGCGCCGTAACCTTCTTCTAAACCTTCTGCAGTAGCTTCGCCAGCAAAACCTTTGGCAAAACCTTGTAATCCACCTTTACCTGAACGCTTTACGCCTACTAAAGCTTTTTCCAGCTTAGCGGCCCCAGGTATCATATTAAGGCCTAAAGATACTAAACCCGCGGCCATAGCACTATCGCGCGATAAAGGTAACGCAATCTCCGCTTTAGCTGCTTCTGGTGTCATACCTTCGGCTATTCGTGCTTGGTATCTTTCATTAGCTGCCCAAACTTCATCGGGTAAACTAAGTAATTTTTCATAAGCGTCCGAACCTACGTCGGCACCTTGCATAACGCCACCGGCAGTAATCGCGCCAGCCGTGGCAGATTTTGCAACAGTTGAAGCAGTCGCGCCAGCTATTTTAACACCAGCACCGACAGCAGCGCCCGTACCTGCAGTTGATAATAGTAATGGGGCTTGTTCGAATGCGAATGCGGCAAATAGTGAAGGAGAAGAAACCGTTTCCCAAAACATCGTACCCGCTTTAGCGAATTCGCCGTCCGCGTTAGCGACTTTGGCTTGTCGATTTTTTTCTAAAGTTTTTAAGGTATCTGATTTAGTATTCTCAAAGTACTCGATACCGCGCGCACCTTGTTCGGATGCCCAGTTATCAAAGTCGCCAGTAGCTAGGCCGTATAAATCACCGCCCATTTTTAGTAATGCGTTGGAGCCAATACCGTAACTAGTAGCAAAATCACCGCCCATTTCTAGGAATGATCTTTCAGGTACTTCGTCTATGGTTGAGGTTGAAGGGGTTTGTTCATCGATAGCGATCCCGCCAAAACGGTTAGATCCCTCGGTTTCCTCGTCAAGAGGCGCGCCCCCGAATCTATTAGTCGCCATGATTAGGGTTTCCTATATGATTTACCATCGAATACATCAAAGTATAGAGCACCCGATTCTAATTTATCAAAATCAGCTTGTGTTTTTACACTTGGGTGTTTAGTCGTGTTAAATTGCTCGATATCGCCGTCACCGCCGCCGGTTGCTGGTTTTTGAGGTTTAATAATTTCTCTAGCCTTGAGTAATGCAGCTTCTACGGTTAGATAGTTCTGTTCATCCGGTTGGACCATAGCATCTTCTTGGCTTTGTAAAAGCTGAGTAAATACGGATTTGACCATATTACCCTCTTTACTTTTTAAGAATTTCAAGGCTTCGGCTTCGTTTTTGAATTCGTCAAGAGTAGCTAATACACGCGCTTCTTGAATCCCTGCAGTAGGCTTAGTACCGGACCCTGGCTTACCTTCTAATGGCTTACCTTGTTCAGCGGCCATTTGTTTAGCAATAGTGTCTCGTTCTGCGTCAGTAGTAGCCGCGGCATACTGAGTTTTTAAGTTCTCTAAATTTTTAGCACTAGTTAATTTTATTTTGTCAGCTTGAGCCCGTGGAGAATCTAAGCCTCGGACAAATTCCGATTCTTGTTGCGCTAAACGTTGTTCATGCTGCAGAGTTGAGGCCTCTTGGCGGGATTTTTCCATAGTCTGCCTATTAGCATTCAACACGTCATCACGTTCGGTCATGATACCCGCCCTAAGCTGTTCCCGTGCCATATCTGCGAATAGAACGCCACCAGCAGCAGCACCACCGCGGGCGAATTTTTGAAGAAAGCTAGCCATGACTATAAAACCTCTTGTGGTGGTTGTTTATTAGCGAAATTACCCTGCTCCGCGGCTATTTGTTGAGCGGCTTCGGGCGGTACAGAATCAACCATAGCTTGCATATCTTCGGGACTCATGCCGTATGCCTCGGCTAAATTACCTACCATTAGCTGACCAGCATGGTTAGCTACCGCGTCATCAATAGGAAACAGCTCTAAACTGTCCGCTAATTCCGCTACATGCTCTAAAAGTTCAGTAGCGGCGGGTAATACTACGGCTTCGGGTATCGTGCCGCCGGTTTGCTCGTCAAGCTGTATCATTAGTAACGCTGTAGCGTCTGCTAAAGCCTTAGCAGGTTCTTTAGCATCTACTTTTAATTTCTCTACTATAGCTGTACGCGCTTTTTCATTGCCAAAAATAATTTTATCACCAGCTAAAACTATACGCTCGTAGAAATCTTGTTCTTCGGGCGTTGATTGTTGGGTACCTTGAGTCATTTCACGATCAGAAGGTTCGACAGGTGTTTGACCAGCACTATCTAATGGACCTGCATTATTTTGAGGAACTGCCATCTTAACCCCCTAAGCGTCTATTTCGTAGCGTAGATACATTACCTTGAGCTTGATGTAGCAATGGTAACGTATTAAACCCGGTTAAATTTTGTCTACGAGATTCTAAAGTAGCTTCAAATTCTCGTTTTCGAATGTTTTCTTGCTCTTTCAATAAGTCTAGTTCATCAGGTGACAGCGCACTAGATAGTGCATTAAAACCCATAGCAGTTGCAAGAGGGTTAGCTTGAACAAAACTACCTACTGATGACGCACCAGATCCTAACGTGCTTAAAAAAGACGGCGCTGCAGCAACTTCGGGCGCGGCAGCAGTTAAAGCCGTCGCTACATCAGCACCCGTAGCGAGTCCAGCACCAGCACCCGCCGTCGGTGCTGCGGTTAAAGCCGCGGATACCTCAGTACCTGTAGCAAGAGTAGCCCCGGTCCCTGCAGCAGTTGTACCAGCAGCAGTTGTACCAGCAGCAGTTGTACCAGCAGCAGTTGTACCAGCAGCAGTTGTACCACCACCTGTAGCAGCCGCGACACCACCAGCACCCGCAGCACCAGTACCACCCCAAAGACCTAGCATGGCACCTCCGAAATATATAGCGACAGCGATTAACACTATCTTAAATACTTTGGATTTCATCACTTTTTTAAATACTTTTTGGATGCCGTGGCCGATATTTTTTGCGACCTTGGCCATACCTTTAAAAAATTTACTCATTTTTTAGTACCTGCTTAATGCTACGTTATACTCATATATACTGGTAATTCATTTTGTAGCCCTAACCGTTTTAAGAGTTTTCCTATTCTAGGGTCTGCTCTACATTCTAACGTAAAACAAACCATTTTTATAGCGGGGCGAGTATCTACCCATTTTAAAAGCTCCCGTATAAGCTTAATACCTTGCCCTGGGTCCGTACAATAAAACTGTACTACGCTAGCTTGGCTTCTTTCATAGAACGCCATAGGATGAACCACGGCACTTACTGCGCCTACTATTTCATTATCTTTTTCAGCGACCCAGCAAAAATTACAAGGTGCTGAGACACATTCGGTAGCTACCGCCAATACTTTCGCTTTACTTATCCGCAAATTTTCGTATGCGTCTAATTTAAGTGCTTCTATCCCTAAACGTGCTACGCCACTTATATCGCTAGGTGTAGCTTTTCTTATACATCTAGTCATATTTTACTCTATAAAAGCGGTTAGAGGAATCCAGCCAAGACCACCGATAAATACGTCACTATCTTCGTGAGCTTTTTGGAAACTAGGGTCTTGGGCCATTATCTCGTTAGTCGCCTTTATATTAAAATCTTTACCTTCATAAGTTCCTGAAATTTCCGAGACTCCTAAACCACCTAGACCTTGTAATCCGCTCCGTGACTTATATCCGCTATCTTCTATTCTTTGGAAGAACGATAATTCACCTTGCGTGGATATACTAGGCACACCTTCAGTAGGTGGTACTATTGTCTCTGAACCACCTATGTCTCCAGGACCCGCTTGGACTCCTAGGGTACTTGGTTCTTGAGTAGTAGGCGGCGCTATCCCTAATATGTCGCTTACATCTACACCACCCATGGTACCTAACACGCTTAGCGAAGCATTGAGATTGTCGATTTGATACTGAATAGCTGCTGACCTATCATCAGGAGATAGATCAGGATTTGTAAGTAACTCAGCTATAGTTTGCTGTGTTGTGTTGTACAATACTGCGGCGTTTCTTTGGGTATTTATTATACCGTCGTAATAGCCCCTAATATCTTCTAAGGCTACGGCTTGTTCGCCCTGTAAATTCTGTAGCACTAGGTTCTGGTCGCCTTGCATTTCTAATAGACGTTCTTCTAAGGCCATACGCTCATTATTTAATTCGGTTTCGTGTAACTGTTGAGCCGCTAAATCGCCCGTCTTAAATCCAGCCCTTAAAGTTTCCAGTTCGTTATCTATTTCAGCTTGTCTATCTCGTAATGATAACTCTTCTACACCCCGAGCTTTTACTAGCTCTAGTTCTAAAGCGCCTTGTTCTTCTATCAAGCGGCTTCTAGTCTCAGAATCCGCAGTCTGTAGCATCGTTTCTATTTCACCGCGGCGAGCGATTAAATCTGCTTCAACTTCGCCCCTAGCACCTATTTGTTCTAGCGCTTGAGTTCCTGAAAGTTCTTGTAACGCGGTATCAACTTCACTTTTCTTGGCAATTAGTCGTATTTGTTCATCGGCACTAGCCGTTAACATACGTTTATCGATATCCTCTTTTTCACGCTGTAGGTTAATTTGTTGTGCGTATAGCGCATCAGGCTTAGCAATTGATAAAGCTTGTTCCATAACGGCTTTCTGACCTGCACCGATAGCCATAGACGTATTTAACAAGCCTTTTTGCTGCATTTCCTGCTTAGCTTGAGTCTTGGCAATTTGCTGTAAAGGGCTACCGGTACTGATAATATCGCTCACACGGCCTTCAACCGTATCTTTCGATGGATCAATATCTGTGGAAATTGGCTTAGCAATAGCTGACAACGATAAATCTGCCGCAGGTCCTTCGGTTACCGGGGTCGGTGCCGCGGGCACTACGTCCGTAGGTGCCTCTTTGCCCACTACCGCGGTAGGTAGTGACGCATTAGGATCAAGTGGGTCTAATTCAGGATTTTTAGGAGCCTGAGGTATTTGTAACGGGCTAGGCATGGGCAATCTCCAAGGCTTTAAGTCTCGCTGTTAATTCGTTAACCGCATTAATTATGGGGAATATATACGCTTCACCTGAAATTTGTTGCATACCATTATCAAGTTCTTTCCACCCTGGGAACCGAATACCAGTATTGGCGTTGTCTAAGGCCTTTTTAACTTGTTGAGCTAACATACCGGTCATTATTGTGTCGGTATCTATTTCAGTATCAGACGGTATATTCCACTCTTTAGGGTACTGGTCCGCACTTTTCCATCTATATGTGATAGGTTCTAAGTCATTAATGAAACTTAGGCCTAGCATTAACGGATTAACTTCTTGTTTTTTACGTTCATCTGAGGCGCGAGTCCATACGGCGTCAGTACCAAAATCGTTAGAGACTATATTCGAGGCCTTGCCTATAGATACTTGGTCATTAGCAGTACCTATAACCCCGGCACCGATTACTATTCTATGAGTTGACGTCGCAGAACCTGTGTCGCTATCGTAGCCTAATATTGTATTTTGGGTACCTGATGTTATAGCATCCCCAGCAAAAGCGCCAACAGCAGTATTAAAGTTCCCTGTGGATAATAACAAAGCCTCTTTACCTACTGCAGTAGCGGAAAAAGCGGTTACCGTAGCAGACAATGCACCTTTGCCTACTGCAGTCATATGTTGACCCGACGTATTAGCGTCAAGGGCTAGGGCTCCGACAGCCGTGCTATCTGAGGCTGTATTTAACGTCAAAGCGTTAAACCCTATAGCTGTGGTATTAGACCCTGATGTAATAGACTCTGATGAACCCTGACCAACGGCGGTATTCTGTATCCCTGTAACTATTTTTAGTGACGCGTACCCGATTGCGGTATTGTCATCCCCCGATACATTTTGGGCTAGTGAATCCCCACCGTAAGATGTATTACGCAGAGCGCCACCGGCTAAACTCTCACCTGAATTATCACCTAATCTAGTATTGGATGCGACGGTATGTGAAAGAAATAAGTTACCATTACAATGTATATTTTTAACTACGCCTAAGCCACCGTCAGTATGAATACTACCAGTTGTTGTTGACGTTGAATCTGTTGCACTATCTATTGATAGTATACCGCTACCCGTTATACCTGCAAAAGAGACATTATCACTTGTACCGACACCGATTGACGTTCTTAAAGTCGCACCTGATTCTCTTACCGGCGCGCCTACGCCATCACCTACGATCATATCTCCATCAGCTAGGACGCCTGTATTACCTATAGCGCTTGTTGAATTACCTAGTAAAATAGACCCTGTAGGGAAAGTAGAAGCCCCAGTACCGCCGTTAGCGACCGCTAAATCAGTACCAGACCAGTCGCCGTTATTAATAGTATTTTGTTCTGCTAAAGAGCCTAGGCCGATTGAGGTTCTTAAAGTCGCGCCTGATTCGATTGCAGGGTCTGTAGTTCCATCACCTACGATCATTTCGCCGTCTGCTAAAACTGCCGTAGCCGTAATCGCACCAGTTCCTGATCCTAATAGAATGCCACCGTCGGTAAGCGTTGAAGCGCCTGTACCGCCATGTGTCACGGGTAGATCTGTTGTTAAAACGAGTGAAGCAAAAGTGCCTACTCCCGTACCTGTTACATTAGTAAAAGTTACGTTATCGCCGGTACCAACGCCTATAGAAGTTCTTAAAGTTGCGCCTGATTCGATTGAAGGGTCTGTAGTGCCATCACCTACGACCATTTCGCCGTCGGCTAAAACAGCTAAAGCCGTAATCGCGCCGGTTCCTGATCCTAGTAGTATGCCACCATCGGTTAGAGTCGCAACACCGGTACCACCCTGGGCCACGGTTAAGGATGCTACGGGTACTAATGCGGTACCGCCAGCGTTTACTACGACTACAAAGTCACCCGTTAGAGCAGGTAACTTGTCTAAGCCCGCTTGAATGAGTGCAAATTCAGACCGTATATCGGACGAAGACCCTTGGGCGCTAGTCCCTGGGGTTCCTGATGGGGTGTAATATGGATTCGCCATTGTGATACCGGTCCTTAATAATAATTATCTTAATTGTCGCCTAAAAGAGTATCGGATCATAGCCCCGGTTATACTCACAGGAAAGAAAAAATCGCTATTTTTTCTTATGACTAATGATATATTTTCCGCACTACCTTCTAGTTTTATATTAGTGGGGTTTAACGTAACGCCATCCCATATAAACGCATCCCATACGAAAGAATCCCAAAATACTGTACCTAAAGGTAATATCTGGTCTTGCGTTCCTGACTGAGATATGTCGGTGGAATTATACCCTAATTCAGTTGTAAAGTTAAATTCCGCGTAACCATCGCCGGTAGCCTCTAAAGTAAGCCCTAAGTATTTTTTATTAACCCTAATAGACTTAGAAAAATGGAAAAAGGTTTTCATAAACGCTTCTATCGGCTCACCATCAAATGAAGTGCCTTTATCTAATTGGTACACTTTGCCATTAGACGACCCAAACATTATTATTTCTACGCCCGTGTTATCTTCAAGCGATGATATAACGCTAACATTATCCGTAAATAATATAGGCATTAATCCTACGACTTTTTTACCTTCTGTCGTAACATATAAACCGGTTTTATCTGAGAAAAATATACGATACTGGTTTTTGTCACGCGCGATACATGAAGCACTAACGATGGTACGTTTAGTATTTATAAATCTTTGTATATGCCTTGAAACGGTTGCTTGTTGAAAGTTACCATGGGCTTGTACAGTTCGGAAAGTAGTTAGGCCACGGTCATCTAAATACATAGTTTGGCCAAATTGTTGTATTGAGTAATCGAATGCGCCTAGCTCATCCCTAAACGTTACGAGATTCCAATCTAGCACAGAAGTACCATACAGCATGTGAACTGTATTTCTATTATATATACCTAAGGTAGCTGCGCCTTCGGACCCAGGTTCGGACATAAAACCGGTTATCGTATCGCCGGTGGCTAATTCTGCCGCACCGAATATAGGGCTAAATATGTACGGGGCTCCGATCCCTGAATGTTGAGCGGACCCACTAAAAGAAAAAAATAAATGCTTTTTATGTACAATAACATGCAACGGGGTATCGCTAGCAATACCTGTATCAATAGGTACAAAAACGGTACCATCGAATTCAAAGCCTCGGTTAACGCCGTCAGCCCCATATATTCGTAAAGCCCCCGCAATACCACCAAAATTATTCCGCACCATTTCATAATGACCGCCCGGTAACTGCACTATAGCGCTACTATCAGCGGCTATCGTCGCTACGTTGAGGTTAGCACCTACTTTAAGTGTTTCGGCCTGAAAAGTACCTGTCTGTGAAGCGAAAATGTATCTACCTGCAGAGTCACCACCTAAAAGCGAGCCCGATTCTAGCACTATCCTAGTTATTGTGGCTGTAGCTCCTGAGACCTCACCGGTTATTACATCGCCTTCGGCTACTTCATAAGTGCCGCCGGACGTAAAAGAGAGTTCTCGGCCTAAGGTTACTTGTACCCAACCCGACGCAGATGACTTATACAAATCGGCTGCGGTACCACCAGCATTATTTCTAAATGCAAACCATATATCATCTAGCTGATAAATACCTAGAATAGCTCCGGACCCTGGGACCGCGCTTATATCGCTTCGGAATTCGTCAGCGGCTAGGTTTAAAAATTGGGCGTTTAATAATGATGTAGACGCGCCGCTTCGTCTTGCTAATGATGACGCGGTACCTTCGGTTGACGCCGATACTTGTAAATCGTTCGTCGCATCGAAAGTGCCAGTTACTTTGGTGATAACTAAATAATTAGGTGTCTCACTAGTAACTACTTGAAGAACTACCGCGGTAGCACCTGATGTTAGCTGAGTGATCGTGTCGCCTACTGAAAATTCGCCAGTGATCGTAACGTCTAAAATAAAATATGGCGCAGAAGAGGGAGCCGGGTTACCGTCGAATATCTCATAACCTTCAATATCCGTGTACCCTTGGTCATTGATCGACATTTCGTAATTTTGGGATTCTCTAAGCTTACCGCCTTTAGCGTTCCACGGTTTAGTTTCCGTGTCATAGCCTCCGGTAAATTTTAGATAATCGAATTTAGGCTCCGCTAATTTTATTTTTGTCATGCTAGAGGCCCTGCGTGACTAAACGGCTGTGATTGATTCCGTTTAAGCTGGTTATTAATACGTTTTTTACCTTTCATACCTCGCGTCAAAATCTCGGGCGCGGATTCGAACGTCGCGTATGATATCATCGCCTCGTATTTTATCAACGAATGGTACTGAGCTGGCATTTCTGGTACGTCTGCATCGGCTGCTAAAATTTGTGCCGACCTATGATAGTCACCCCTAAGCGTATAAATATCATTAGGCACTATACCTAACTCAATTTCATCATTCGGGTTAACGGTTATGTGTATTGGCTGCGACGTTTGGGATTGTAACGCCCCAGTTTTATATAAATATTCGAAGCTATCCCACGGAGACCAGGTTAGTAGAATTTGACCACCGACCCCGTTAGATGTTAAAAATATTTTAGGCGGGTTTCTAAGATCGTCAAGTCTCCATAGCTTAAAACGTGATATTACCGCCGCGTCCCTAACATCGGTACAATCTCCGAAAGTATAAACACCGGTGCCGTCTACGGTATTAACCTCAAAACTCCTACGGTTCCAGCGGAAGTTTTCACTACCCTGTATTTCTTCGTAAGCGTCCCGGACCCAGTTAACTATTCGATTAAGTTCACCGGTTTGGCCGAGTACTGCAGTAGGCTTAGGGTTTGCATCAGCACCACCAGCTACACCACATTCGCGGGCTACATCTTGACAAATTTTTAGAAACGTCGCCATTAGTTTTTAAGTCCTTGTATCGTTGGCCACACGTTCTAGCCATTTTGTTCCTAGAGGGTTGTGATCCTGCAAGATCTGCAATGGGTATCTGTGAGATTTAGTCTCAGGGTAAACTACTTCTAGTTCATTAGCCGCGTTACGGCGTTCTACGTTGGCATAAGATGAAATCTTAGCGCGTAATAGCACTTCAACGTAATTGCGGGGTAACCATTGTCTTTGGCCACGTATGATTAATAATTGTCTGCCATTAACACCGACAAAAAACGTATGATCAGGATAAGTTGACGCGGAAGGCATAACCATTACCTGTAGTTTTTCCAGATCAAACTGAGTTTGATCCGCTTTTTCTTTGAATTCCATGCTATCGACACTTGCTATACCTGGGCGCACCACTTCTACATCAGCATGAATATCGCCATTTTCGGCAAATTCGATATCTACTTTGTCTAAGCCAAGATAAACGTCTTCTGAATGAGGACCGTCTTTAGTGATACTTGCAGGAACATTTTTGGCACTAACCGCTTTTAGAATTAGTTCGATAGAGTCTTTCATTTGACCTATTTGGAGATCTACAACTTTGTTAGAAGCTTCATTTTTATCATTAGATTCTGCAATTTGTGACTGCAGTACTTTTAGGCTTAATACGGATTTAGTGGGTTTTTTGTCTGTCATGAGGGGTAATTCCTTACTAGTTAAAATAAAGCTAAGTTAACATATAGGTTAACTTAGCTTGTTCAAGACTACCCCCTAATCATAGACTAGGTAGAAGTCGTTGTCATACCATCTTGTACTTTACACATTCCGTCTAGGTACCAATCAGTACCGTCGGACCATACATGGGCAAAATCACCATGGAGGGCTAAGTTAGCTACGAATGAGATAACGTCAGCATCAGCTACGGTAGCTACAGCACCCGCCGCGTCTTCTGGCGATGTTATGTTACCTTGGATGATGTTAGCACTACCATTAGTAACCACCGTATGCGTAGTAGTCGGCGCAGTCGCGCCAATATGGAAGAAATACTCTAAGCCAACTGCAGGAGCAGGTAACGTAGTAACAAAAGCTGTCGCTGTGTTTAGTATAAAATGCGTACCGCTTTCGCTTGACGCTATCGCTTTCGTGGTAGTTAAAACAGCGTGGTTACTGCTAAAAGGTAGTAATATGTCATACCCTTCGTTACCTGGTTTTTTTAATCGCACAACCGCGTTAATACCTAGTGTTAACTTGTCCGTAATCGTTATATTTCTTGCTCTTTGTGTACCTTTCATGATCTCATTCCTTTTTACGTTGGAAGTTCTACCCCCGATACCAGAATTAGTTTAAGGAGGATTGGATTTTCAGTATACCACATAAATTCTAACTATGAACTTTTGCCAGATTGCATAATTTGAATTAATCCCGCAACCTCTACATAAGGTCGATTGCCGAGATAATTCATTACTTGGTTAATATCTTCAACCGAGTATGTGACGCTTGGCGGCATTGGTACGTTTGGATCTTCTTTTTTATCGTTTTTATCGTTTTTTGCTGCAGTAGTTTTTGCTTGTGGTTTAGCCATGGGGTTTACCTCTTGGTTGCTAGTTCCCTTTAAGTATAGCCCCTAATATACAAAAACCACTGATAAGCCTTTCAGCCTAACAGTGGTTATATACTTTAGAATCCTAAGACTCTTGCGGACGATCAGGCATCATTGCTATATCAACGAAAGTTACGTCGATAGCCGTCCAAGCCGTAGTCCCTGGAATGTAATCAGAGCCACTATCGTTTTTACAGATAACATAGCCTATAGGGCAGAAATCGGCTGGTAGACTTGGGAATGGCGGGGCAGTTATAAATTCTAAAGTGCCTACCTCCATATCTTTGATATCACCTTGGATTACTGCGAATGCACCAGCAGCATTAACACCGGCTACTAAAGCGCAGCCTTTGTCATCAGCAACAGTCACAAACGCAATACCTGTATTGGCATCAGTTGTCGGTGCAGCGCGAGTCGTCGAAGCCGCGAGTACTACCGCGTACTTACCGTCTATAACACATGATGAAACATCAAGGTCATAAGTAGTAGTGGTACCTGCTTTTATTAGCACATTCGCTAAGCTAAGAGTACCACCTAGGTTTAGGTTGGGATTATTCATGGTTTGTTTACCTCAAAAAATTTAATATGGGTTTAAGCAGCCCCTAAGGACTGCTTTAAGTTCTAGGTATCAGCTAGAGCAGTTGCACCAACTTCTAGTACTGCGGCCCAACCATCATTTTGCATGAAGGGAGCACACCAGAACTTACCACCAACATAACCACGTTGACCTAATGGATCATTCTTATCTTTCAGTTTGTGAGACAAGTGAGTTAAGCTGAAACCATCTAAGCCACGTAAGGCTACGTCGCCCCAAGCGTCTTCCGCAACGATAATCATAAAGTACACATCAACGTTAGCCGCACCAACAGACACTAGGCCCGTAGTACCGACAGCCGCACCACTCGCAAGAGCAGGGCCTAATTCCGGTGATGTAATGAAGCGATATTCATCGACGGCACCCAATTCGCGGGGATGCGCTTTCATGCCAATGCTACCGTATTCAGCAGCTTTGGTGAAACCTTCAATTTCACGTATATCATGAGCCATATCGGTATCTACAAATACTAGATAACCTGACTCGATAGGTGTCGTATTATAATTAGGTGACGCCTGGATTACTTCGGTAATTTGGTCAGCTCGGTTAGCTTCTAAAGAACGAGTAATATTCCGTAAACGGTTTAACGATACGGTAGCATCAACTGTTGCACGGGAAGTACCACCCGCATAAAATTTATTAGTACTTGCTTTAAGTACACCATAAGCAACTAATTCTTTAACAAGGCCCATACGTTGACCGGCTTGTTTCATCATAGGCTTAGGGATATCATCTTCGTACAAGTCAGCAGTTTTGTCGGTATAAGCATACAGACAGCTATACTGATTAAGTTGCACAGAAATATCTTGTGGTGTAATCGTATCTGCAACCGGTGTAACACCGTCGGTTGTCAAATGCGTATTAGGATCAACTACCCAGTTGTTAATGGTAGATGAATCAGTAGTCGCGCCACCAAACGGTAACCAACGACGGAATACAACAGTGTCCGACATATTTTTACCGATCTTATGTTGACGACCAGTAATAGACAGGACCATACGAGGGATCGCATGTTTTAAAATTTCACCCTTTGTCTTAGCAATTCGAGGGGTGTTGCTATCATAGGAAACTATACCCATTAGGTTTTACTCCAATATATAAAAATATAAATTAAGAAAATTGGCATTTCGCCAAAAACTTTTATCTTCTCAATAAAGGGTAAAACCGTTTACTGTTAAATCTCTCAGGGCTACCGCGCTGATACTAGAGTATATAGGTTAACTCTTGAAACCATCTAAGAAAGCTTTATTTACTGCGTCAGTAGTGGCGACGGGTGCCTTATGGCTGTTGCCTCTAGTGGGTACTAAATTAGCTTCGAATATATTCTCTTCTTCGTCTTGCTGCGCTGCCGCTGCCAGTTCTTCGGCTGTCGGCGCTGGGGCAAGGTTATCTTTTACAAATTTGTCGAGCATTGAGATTGCAGCTTCACCCGACGAATCGCCGAATAACTTGCCTTTTTCTTCTGCCCAAACCGGGTGACCATCTACCAAACTATCAAAATATTTCTTGGCGGTTCCAAATAAAGCGGCTTTGTCGGCTGGTTCGGCTTGGTGAGCCTGAAATACTAAACTGTCGTAGTAATCACTTTCTTGCTTGCCTGGTCCACCTTCGTAAACCCAGGATTTAAACTTGTCATCTTGGACGGTATTTTCCCACCCAGGGTGCTTAATGTCAAGTGTACGCTTAATTTCGAGTTCGGCCATAGACGCGGCGTTGATTGTCTTAGCCTCTGCGCGCATTTCTATCTGCAATTTATCGATGGCTGCACCGACTGACGTACTTACGGATTCGTCAATCTCGTCAAGGGCTGCAGCGAATTCGCTAAACTCTTCGCGTAGCGTTTCACGCTTATCTTTATTGGTCATTGCACCTAGCAATTCTTCGCTAGTTAATACCGGTTTTATTTCGGGTGCTTGATTTTCTTGTTTATCTAATCGACCTTGAAGTTTGTTAGCCCGGCCCGAGGCTGAATTAGCTATGTTTTGAACTTTTGTTAGGTTGGCGTTCATAGCTTCAAACTTTTCTCTGATAGCTACTGGCACACCGGCCCATTCATCAACTTCTACTTTATCTTTAATTTCGTCGCCGGCCCCAGGGGCCTTATCTTTAATTTCTGGCTTATTAGCCTCCAAGTCATTTTTAGTTGCAGCGGCAAGTTCTGCGGCTGTTGGTGTTTCGTCAAGCTCAGCGCTAAGGTCGATTTCTTTATCTTCGTACCCTGCGGTGAAAGCTTCTTCTACTTTTGCTACGGATGCTTTAGCCATCGTTATTTTTTCCTCAATTACATGGTGTGTACGCGACCATTCGTTTCATTATGCTGTTTAGGATATACAGCTTTTTTAAACTTTTTTATCTCAGCTATATTGCCTCTAATATTTGGGTCAGCTTTAACGCTATCGTTATCTAACCTTAGTTTAGTCAACCTATCGTCAAAATACTCTATTATTTTTATCACGGCTGGATTCATTAGGTCCTGGTCGCTTAATAAGGGTTCTTTAGCTGGCATCGGCGAGCCCCGCTGTTACGTCTTTAAGAACTTCGCTAGGAGACTTAACACAGAAATATATTTTCTCGTCTTCAAGGTACATAAAATGGCCCGCTTGCATTTGACCCATAACATGAACATCTTTCATTGCTGCGGGATGATCTTTTTGGACTACCAAGCGCCAAGTCTTATCGTCTTCCGGTGTTTTTGTGGAGAAAACTAACACTCGGGCATTATGCTCGACTTTCGATATTTCCTCGCGTATAAAATGTGTGGTGACATTTTCGGCTTCAATCTGGCACTGGTGAGCGCCGCAAGTTATATAGCCGCATACCATAGTGGCCATGTTTTCGGCCAGCATTTCTTTATCGCAAAACTGGCAGTTACACGCGTGTTTATTGATCATATTAGTATTTCCTATTACGTTCGAGGTATTCACAAATTAGGCCTCCGCATACGCAGAAGACCATAATTAATAGTATAACCGTCATTAGGGGGAACTTCCTATTTTTCGAAGGCGTCACCATCGGGCGCTCGCCCGTCTGGTTCGACAACTGGGGTAGCAACGTCCGTATCGTTTAGGCTAATTTGAGCCTGTAGTTTCAGTACTGTATCGTTTACTTTTTGTTTAATCATATCTACGTGACGAATACTAACACCGGATTCAGTCATTTGTGCTAGTGCGGCTGTAAAGTCTTGTTCCATTTGTTTAAGACCAAGTTGGAACTCTTTATTTTTATCGTCGCTTTGCGTTTTAAGCTGCTCTTGATAAGCCTTAAACTGCATTTCTTTCTCTTTGGCTTGTGCTGCTGTTTGCGCGTCAAACTGTTTAGTTTCGGCGGTTCTTTCTGCTCTAAACTGTTCTAGTGCCATAACTGTCTGCTGCCTAAGCTGTTCAATCTCAAGTTTAGGATCTGCTTGAGGTTGTGCCAGTTGTTCTACAATTTTTTGCCACTCTTCGTCATCATAGTTCAATGCTTCGGGATCGATATGATGTGCTCTCAGCACTTTATCAAGCCATTTTTGAGGGTCTTTTTTGTATATCGGATTGTTCATATACTCGCCAAGCTGTAACAATGCTTGGTTAGCTGCATCTTTCTCAATCAAGGCAGAAGAACCGCGAGCGTCGATATTAAAGTCGCCTTTCATCGAATCGTCTTTAACATGCTGCAGTATATGCTTGTAATACCGTCTAATATGAGGCGTAGTAACGATATCATCGTATAAACGCGCAACACGGCGCAAGACTGAGGACGCGTTATAATTCTGCAGCATCATGCCGCCTAGAGTCTCAGGAGTAGCCGCGTTAGTTTGGCCTTGCATGATAAGCGGTAAACCCGTGATATCTTCGGCCAATTTTAGGCCTAGCTCTATAATGTTCTGTAATTCTTCTTGAATCATAGGCGCTATTATAAACTGGATACCGTCTTTAGCTCTAAGACCATCGGTCTCGTCGCCATCACCAGCGACAAACACCTTCCAGGGCCGGACTTCATTAGTGCCGTCGGCAGCTTGCACCAAATCGGTGTTTATATACAGCATTGGTCCGCCAGCGACACCAGCGTTATCCATCATGTGACGCATAGCGCCAACGATAATGCGCTGTGCTGGTCTTAGCTGTCTACCCACACCAATACCGAACGGCATACCTAATCGGCGTTGCCATACCATAACATCGTAAGGAAATTCACCATTTGCTAGATGGGATACCGTCGCTTTCAATACATGGTTATTAACCATGGTAACTTGTACGTGTACAAATTCTTCATCGTCTTTAAATTTGATATTGTCTTTTTTCGACATAATATCAACAGTGAGCAATTCTTTAGTGCTGATAGTTCCATGGTAATACCAAATTTCAAATAAGTTTTTTCTAGTGGTATCACCGTAGCCCGCTAGGCCTGGGTTTTGTTCTGAGGTGAAATCAGCCTCGGCCGCCATTGGGCCTTGCTGGATCACTTTTTTAATCTGAGTATTAATATAACCTGGGGTGTCGACAAGTTTCATTAAGCCCGCACGGGTTATATCGTCGCGTTCCCATATATAGTTACCGCTGTGGATATCTTCGCCACACGCCGGATCGGGATAAAAGTTTCTGTAGGAAATACGGATAGACGCGGGTTTTATTTCTTCAACTTGTTTAAGCTTACCGTCTTTAAAGATAAGCTTGCTCGACTTAACTGGAATAGGACCTTTAAGAATACCTGATCCTACTTTGGCTGCATCTTCAATTAATCGCCTGTTATGACTATTGAACTGTGATTCTACATGCCAATCCCATATTTGATCTTCGGCTTTTTTGGCCGATTCTTTAGCTCGAGCCATTATTTCTTTAGCTTGGTCGATGGCGCTTGCTTCTAGTTTTTCGCGTTCATCTTCCTTTTTATTTTTAGCAATAGAATCTTTTATAGCCTTAGGTAGTTTACCTTCGGCCAATTTTTTCATTTCAGGTAATGGGGTTGGAGATATAGCCCAGCTCTTATCATCCATTGGCAACATCATATCACCCATACGGGCTGATACTGCGTCGACATATGCTCGAGTAATGTTTAAAAATATAGTTGAACCTTGGCGGGCGTCGTCTTGGTCTTCAATGACTTTTTGCCCTAATGGTTTTCCGCGCCAAGCTTTAAGCTCGCTACGGTTGGCGTCGTCGACGCCTTCGTAATATTCTTCATCTTCTAGCCATTCGTCTTCAATGCCGGATTGTCTACGACCATCAATCGCGTCAGATCGTGACTCGGATAAAACAAGGCCTAGTGCATCGAGTTCGAGGTCAATGCCATCCATATCGAGGTGCAGTTCTTTGCCTTGGATAATTACAGCTTTGATATTAGCTTTTTTCTTAGCTTCGCTCTCGCTATGATTATCGCTATCGTTATAGTTATCGTCGCTCATGGCTATTGCACTCGTTCTTTATAGAGAATTGTTATGTTACCTGTAGCTGAATCGTCAGGATCAATTATAAGGCTAGTTGCGAATATGACCCCTTCATCGGATGCGAACTCTACTACAGTACCTGCAGCAAGACTAGCAGGGATTTTAAAGATAGTAGTAGCGCCGTCGTCAATATTGGTAACGTGGGCTGATATGGTTGTATTGACATAATACCCACGAACTATCACCGACGTAGGCGATACTGTGGAAATATTATCAGCGAGGTCTATAGCCTTAGGCGTCCAGTTTTCAGCCATTAGCTAGGTTACCCTGTGGAGGCCTGATTGATAGTCACCAGTTTGCATACCTTCATAGATGGCCGTTATGGTTGGTGATGTACCTGCAGTTAGCACGGTTAGATTTAATCTTACATGTAAACACGGGCTATCTACGTCAAAAAATATAGCTCCATCATTTACTATATCCGCTGCAGTTAAAGCGTGGGTGCCGATAATATCAAAGTTAGTACCATCAAGGCTACCCTCTAAAAGAATCGTAACCGCTGTCGGGTCACCGGTTGTAACAACTTGTACCGCATGTTTATCGATTAGGCGACTAAAAGTTTTAACTACCCCTACACCTGTAGAGTCTGCCGCGGCTAAAAGTACTGTTTGTCCTGACATAATTGGTCACCTTAAAAAAGTTTTAGTTAGTTTAGAATTCTAGTATTCGTGCGGGTTTTTACCGCCTGGGTATGAATCCATAGGTCTGAAATAACTCTCTTCGCTTTGTGTAACAGGCATTCCGCCTTCAAAGCCACTTTCGTAACCCATATCGTTACCGTTATATTTCTTACCTTTTTTCTTGGGCATCTTTTTGTCGTTCCCATAACCTTTACCATGTGGCATAATCATTATCCTAAGCTATATTAAAGTATAAGTGTGATTCGTATATTAACATAAAATTTTAACTTATAAAATTATTTACTAGGACGCCTCAGTATGCTAGCAAAAATCATAGAGTTATCTAAATCGATTAACGTAGAAGCCCTCGACGTATTTGCGGATAGAATCGGTTTAACGTCAATTTTTAGTACTCTTGGGCTAACTGTAGCACAAGATATCGCAGTCCAACCATGGGCTATGACCGATTATGCTTTAATGATTTCATGTATTGGCGGTATTCTATTTATAATTGAAAAACTGATCTTAATATATATCCGATATAGACAAAGTAGAAAGATCAGCCAAGCGGAAAAGCAAAAGAAAAAATCTCGTAACCTACCTAAATAACTACATGCCTACGCCAGGGTCCCTGGCACGAATACTTCTACTTCTTCCTTGAGGTCTCTTTTTGACTACCGCGGTTTTAGTGGCCATGCACATCATAAGAGCGTCAAATAAGTTAGGCGACTCAATCTGTCTAGCCTTCATTTCTTTTTTACCCTCGACTTTAATCTTGCCATTATTCGTCCAAAGGCGTTTAGGCCTAGACAATTCCGCGACCAGTTCAAACTTATTCACACAAGTCGAATCAATCGAGATCAAGTTATCGAAGTCGATATCCAGTACCATACCACCCGCTTCAATTTGTTTGCGGACAATATACGCATTCTCGAACCGGTCCCTTAACCATGTTGCGGCCTGGGATCTAAAATTCAAGAACGTATCTTTATTCTTTTTAAGAGCTTTACGTTCCAAGGGTGTATCATCAGGTTTCTCGCCATAGCGTTTATTAGGATCCTCAATCACCCCGGACCCGTAAAACGTCTTAAACGCTAATCGGGTATCTTTGTAATTACCAAAGGCCATCTTCATTACCGGCGCGCCCATACCGTCCGCGTCATAGGTTAAAACCTCACTCTGATTAAGATAAGCGCGATTGTATGCCCATGGTATAGCTTGAGTAATATCACCGTCATTTAGCAGTTCTGCAGCAGTTACGACGTAACCATGCCTTGAGCAAATTGCTTTAGCATCACCAGTGTCGGCAGGGTCAAAAGCAGTAACCTTGATCCCTGTAGGTAATACTTTGATTAATAGGTGAAGGTCAAGAGCAGCCTGGACCCACTGAGAAGGAATAAATACGTCTTCTGCAGAAGCATTAGGATCGCGATCAATTTCCTGTGCAACAGTAATCGGGTCGCGTTCGTCTTTCTGTTTCTGGTACCAAGCATCATCTTTACGCGGGTCATCGCGCCAATCGAATATAAATTTTCTTCTGGTGCCATGGAACTTGAGGGAATTTCTATAGAACAAGTTGCCGTTACCATTAAAGGTACTGATATCAATTTGACAGTTAGTAGCCTGGGATAGTGAGTTAGCTACGGCCATTTGACGCTCTACGAATGCGGATTCATCCACGAAGTAAATCGATTTACGGCCACCTCGACCAATCTGATCACCAGCATCACCGGTGATAGTTGCACCATTGTTAGGGTTAATCATCTTCATAAAGCCGCTATGCACACGCTCTTGATAATCTGCGGGCATGAACTCGGGCGGTACGTGGTTTAAGAAAAATCTAATTTTTTCAAAAATACAGTCCGGGTCGCCTTTTTTGTCGACCTTATCTTCTTTAGCACTACCGAACCCGACACTAAACCCGTCGATGAATAACCAGTTAGAGCAGGAATAAGCCACGGATAGCCAAGTAACCCCACAATCTCGGGATTTTTCAACAAGGCCGTACTCGCCGTTTTTCCATTGCTGATCAATCCAGCGTAGATATTCTTCTTGTTTTGGCCAAACAATAAACGGGATATTAGGCAGGAGGCCTTTTTCTATTTGTCTCGGGTCAAAGGTAAAACCCCAGTCGCTTATAAAGTCCCACGGATTATCACGATAGTATAATTTTAGCGCGGCCAATAGCTCGGGGTTTTGTCTTATTTCCTGTAGCTTTAGCTGGCGCTGTACAAATACGTTGGTGTAGTCGGGATTTAGATAGTCTATTGCCATTAGGACCCTTTTTCCTCAGCATACCCTGTGGTGAAAGATTCTTCTACTTTTGCGTTAGTTGCTTTAACTTTAATCTGGCTAACATCTAAAATAGGTTCTTCTTTGGAGTCTACAATATCGATACAATACCCAATTCGCTTATGGTCATCCCCGCTACCTAGCGCATAAGCTAGGTTTTTTAATGCGCTTCTCGCTTGAAGTCTTAGTTCTAGTATCTCAAGGTTTTTTTGTTCTATACTTCGCAGACCAAACTCAAAGGCTTCGTGTAAGTTCTCGTAACGTACCTTAACCCCATCGATTAATGCCATAGATATATAGCTAAACCCTGGGCACTCCATTCGTACTATACCTACATTTACTTCGCCACCTGTACACATACAAGTGGCCTTGATCGTGGACCTCGCCGCATACATTTCTAAGGCTGTCATATTGAGGACTATATTATCTGATACTAGGGTCAGTGCAGCGTTATCTCTTTCGGACTCCTCGTATCCCTGTCTGTCGTCGCTATATTTAGCGTTAAATACTACTAATTGAAAGTCGTGACTTTTTGTACTAACAGGCATATGTTTTTCCTTATTGAGCTAGTGCTCGACAGTAGTTTCGATAGTATCGTCGCCGCTTTTAACTGTGGTGACTTCTAGTTGTTTGGCTGGGTCATAGGTGACTGCAGCGCAATAAATTTTAGAAGTATCGCCTAAACGATAGTTGCCAGAACAACCAGATAGCTGCAGTAGAGCTAATATTAGTATCGCTACCCATATTAATTTTATGTGTAATCTTATATCTTTAAAAAGTTTCATTTGTTTAGCCTCGTCTTCGTCGATTTCTCTTTGTGCGATCCTGATGACTAGATTACGATACATTTGTCGGAACCTAGCCCTACCTACGTTAGCCATTTCGCCATGTACTAAAAAATCTAATTATAGCTTTCCCAGGCACCACAAAGAAACTGTTAGTGATATCGTATATCAGGAACTTTACACCCTTGTAGCATTGCATTGGATCTGGTATTAGCCAGCCAAAGCCTAGTATCAGTAGCCCGATAATATACGGCGGTATATCTTGAGTAATTTGGTTAATGGTTTTGGCTTGGTAACTTGTATCATTCGATATGTTTTCCGCTGTCTGTTCTGTCTTATGAGTTTCGATCTTAACTTGCGACTTTTCTTGCTTAACATTTTTACCAACATTAGCATTGACCTCGATTGATGGCTTTTTGCCGAAAAAAGATCCCATACTGCCTAAAGCAGAACAACCCGTAAGGGTCGTTATTATGGCTGCGAGTATTAAGTATTTTTTATAATTGGTCATCATCATCATCTTTTGTAGGTTCATCTTCGCGGCGCATGGCGGTCCACTTGTCGTCGTCATCTTGTTCAATATGGATATCTTCGATACAGAATTCGCCGTCAAAATCGACCCCGCCCATAGCGTCACCATAGCCAAAAGCATAGGCTAGACTTGAGCGAAATTCAAATGCGTCATTAATTCTCATAAGGCGTTTTACTTCACGCGCTAAGAAAACTTGGTTTTCACATTCTTCAATGTAGGTATTCCAATTAATCGGACATTCATCAGACTTCTCGGGATATTTTTCATTGTTTTCGCTCATTAGGGTTGCCTTATCTAGTTGACCACTAAGTTAAATTCTTCTTCGGTATGTTCTTTACCGTTTAGGTACCAATCTTTACGACCGTCGGCGTATTCACACGCTGGACCATCTTCTCTGTGAAGTCGGTCGTTGATGTGCCAAAATTTACCCCCGTCGGCGCATTCCTGTGATGGTCCATCTTCTCTGTGGGCTTTTCCGTTTAGAAGCCACTCTTTATCGCCTTTGTCGTTTACTTTCATTTGAGGTGTTTTCATAATAGCATTATCTCGTTTTTTGGCAAAAATTCTGTCGCTGGTAATCACGCTTGATAGCGCGGTGGAAAACTTGTTTATTTCTTTTCTTAGGTTTTTCGACTTGTATCTCGTCTTCAATTTGTTCTAAATCTTCGATTGCTGTGGTTGAAGCATTTGGCATAAAACTTATCTCCGTGGGCTATCTCTAGCATGGTTAATGCTGTAGTAATCAAGTACCCATATTACCTGTTTACCATGTCGGCTGTCTAGGTGAATATGCAATGGATAAATACCTATTCCTGTGAATCCTAGCTGCATGGCATACTTTAGAATGCTAAGTCTTTGTCGAGGGTTGTAAGCTATTATGTCAACCGCTATTCCTCGGGTGTGGGTCCCAGGTTTATCTTTATCTTTTTCGTCTTGGTGATTCTCGGACCGGTAACCCGATTTAATATTAATCGGAAATCCGCATAATGCTCTAAGCCGGTCGAGTTTCAGTAAAAACGACTGATTCATTTTTGAATCATACGGCGGTTCACTATCTGTAAACTCTGATAATTTAAAATATCTCAGGTCATTATTAGGGGCAGCTTCGGCATATGGCGACAAAATTAGTATGAGGCTAAACAACCAGCCAAAGAATACTAAAACGATGATCGAAATTTTAGTTGAGTTTTTAATGACTGATACCCCCAGGTGATCCCGGACCGGTAGTTTTTAACTTCACCCGGTCATCTTTAATGATGATAGCAATAGGTATAGCTGTTTCGTATATCTTGGCAATGACTTCGAGGATGCAGCCCAATATCGGGTCGTTGTCACGGGCACAAGCATAGTCATGGTGGTTGAGGTGTTTATGCTTTTCGGCAAATAGTTTGTCTTCTACTGCCAACTGCTGCGAGTACTGGTCAAGAAGGTTTTCGATTTTGTCTTCATAGCGGTACGTGATTTTTGGTGGTGGTGTTTTAGACATAGTGTGGTTACCTTATTTACGTTGCCAACAACTGCAGGTATCAACCATAACGCGTAGCTCATAGCCTGTATCTTGTTTGAAATTACTAGTTAGCCAAATATCACCTAATCGACTAGCGCCAATAACGCGCCATTTTTCGCCGTTGTGACGACAAAACAATAAGTTGTCTTTCATGAATTCGTGGAAAGCCATTCTACAGATGGCCGACCCGCGGAAGTAATCGAGTACCCAACGGGCATAGTCTTCGTTTGGTTCTTCGTCATCATTACCCGTACCATAGGATATGAATTCATCAACATGTGTAGGGTGCTTTTCTTCTAGGGTATCTATCTCGATAAGAGCCGTTAGCCCTTTGCCTTTGTTACTCATAGGTGGCCTTAGTCTTTTGTTTTGGTGTACGTTAATTATAGTACGTGGGTCATGGTTTCCTGCAAAAATTTTATAAAAAATATATTTGATATTGGAATCGACGAGTTTTCGTCGTTAACACTTACCCGGATTTTTGAAAAATATAAAACGAGTATGTCCGACCCTCTTTAAAGGTACCCGTGCAAAAAGGTTCTGAAAAGGGGGCATAGGGGGTCGGTTTTTCGTGATTTTTGCCACGGGTCCGGGTCCAGTCACAGCCCAAAATTTCGAAAACACTATACATGCGCCCGCGGACATAACCCCGTTTTCATTGACTTGTAGCGCGATCCCTTGTGGCTAAAGTATAACTCAGTGGGCAATTACCCATTAGAATCAACAGAATACCCCTATTTCGTAGCTGATCCCGTGTCAAATGCTACGAGTACCGGACAAATGACCTTGACAAGTAGCAAATGCCCGTCTATCTTTAGCCGTGTATCAACTAACACATTGTGAGGGTAAGCAAATGGACATTGAAACTAACGACATTAAGCACGAACACTTAGCAAGTATCAAACAACACGACTGGTATATTAGATGCCACCAGAATAATGACGCGGTAGCGCTAGAAGATGCGACATATTGTGTAATTGTTAAATATCCGTGTGATATCTACGAAATTTCGTTTACTTGTCTTAATGAATTGAACATATGGGCGAGTTTTTAGACTTTTGGCACGGGGCGCGTGTCTTTTAGCCACCCGCTTTTAGCTACTTTTTAGAGGTATAAACTAATGAACACTTTAGATACGGATAGGAAATACACCGTTATAGTTAGCGCGTATCGTGCTACGAACAACGCTTTAGAGAATATGATCGACACGGAACGATTATTCGACCGTTTAGAACATCACTACCACGTGCACGCAATACGAGCAATTAGTGTCGATCCATCAAGTGTGAAACAAGTATTTATTATTCACACTAACAGCAGTCATGATATGGCAGAGGTTAAACGCTTAGCTTTAAATGCTTATCATCAAAAGCTAGTGCTAGTGCGTAACAATCGCAAGCATGACATACAACTACACTATGACGACGCGAACACTAAACACATTGGTCATAGTTTTAAATGCGTTCGATATAGCACGCCAACTGATAAAGACTGTTTTATCATCCTAGACGGTCAAGACTATTGGAGTGTAAAATCATGAACACTAAACAACTTAGAAAAATGATAGATAAAGCCTTTTTAAAGGTGGGTGATAGACAACGATGTAATTATCTAATGTGTTCAGTAAAAATGGATTTTGACCATATGGCTACATGCCGCACGCATGATGATACGTCATACTTAATGCGAGAAGTTAACCGCAAGAGATCAGATATTATTAACATGATAAGGGGTGCTTAAGATGAATAGTTCATATGATATCGGCAGAGGTATAACAAACGCGCCTAAGTTATTCACTAGGCAGCACTTGCAAGATTTACAAGCCATCGTACAAGGTGAGTATTATAGCGAGGTGGTGATCACTAAAGCGATTAGTAACACCGATAACCAAGAGGTCAGGATCATGTTACAAAGCCTATTGTATGGCTCACATACGCATGAACTAAGAATGGAACTTCAACACTTCATTTGTGATGAGACCGCTAAACTAAAGCAGTAGACAAAAAAATCCCTTAGTCTAGTCAGTGTCTAGCTAAGGGATAAGTCTTACAAGAACCGGCGCGCATTGCTCTTAGGATTGTTAGCCGGTTATTTTATTATTTGGGACTTGGTAACGTCTTCATCTGTTCCATATAGATCCGCTCGGCTTGCTCGGGCGTCATATCAACAGTGATATTAATAATCTTCTCGGTTGACTCACTAATGACCTTGAGATCTTTACTCTCACGCCACTGTAATAAATTTTGTGCAACGAACTTAGCGAACCCAGCGTTATAGTGTCCATTCAATGTGTTATGTACTAAAATATTCTCTTGAGAATCTTGAGCGCTTGCCCATGCTATGCTAAATTCCGCGTACTTCTTAGTACCATCATCGTTAACAGCAGCAGCATATCTGGCTAATGTGTTCTGTAATATTCCAACTTGACAAGCAAAACCTGCTTTAGTTGGTAAGTTGTTAACCGTTGTTTCTAAAGTGATTTCTCCGGTATGTTCATCAACTAGAGACTTGACCGAAACAGGCGGGATACTAAAATACTCATAACATTCAATGACTAACGCAGGATAATAGCCACCTTTAGCGCCTCTACCCTCAAGTTTTGCCACATCATCACGACTAGGAAGATCCTTAGTCATATAATATTGAATACGCTTAGTATTAAAAAATTCCTCAGTCTTTTTGATAATAGTCTCAGGTTTGTATCGCTGTACGTGCGGATATCCGCGCTGATAAGCCTCTATTTTGCTCACACCCTCACTAAGGTATTGCAAAACCGTTAACTGGTTAGCATTGAGCGGTGTGTGACGTTTAAGCACCATGTTTGATAGTATCCTAAGCCGAAGTGTTCAGAATACGCGTTAATAGGTCTAAATCATCACGCGTTAGTGTTACGACAGCGCTCTTGATCTCGAATAGATTTTTAAGACTGATAGCACCGCGTAAATATCTTTCAATCTCTTTTTCATTTTGACTGTTGGATGCAGCAATAAACTTTTTAAACTCAGCTATTTTTACATTCAAAGCTTTGTAATATCGCTCGCGTTGTTCTTCGATACAAATTTGAACTGTTGATTGGGGCATTGGTTAGACCTCGATTAAGTGGAACCTATAAATTATAGCACTTCATAGAACTAATACCCTAAACAAACGCCATCATATTGTCAACAATTATAATATACAATAGCCCTCAATAGTCTATATTACTGATAACTATAGGTTTTAACTGAAAGGGAACAAGGGGGGACAGAAAAAGGAGTTTGGGAACTTCCGTTGTTCCCTTTTAATTTATTATTTATCAGTAATATAGACTACTAAAGATTAAGGGAACAACATTTAAGAAGATTTATATAGTATTATTATTAGTGTTATTATTAGTTATATATAGTGTTTCTTAATAGTTTTTAGATTTTCCCAGAAACTAGCCCTAAGATGATCTCGTATTCTACAGCCTTTAGTCTATAAGGCTTCTAAGAGTATCGTCGCTTGTTCCGTCGCGTTTAATAGCCAAAACATCGCAGTGATAAAAAGCCTTGTGATATCAGACACGTACCACGTAATAAATCACAATCGACGAAATCCCGACTGTTCCCTTTTCCACCCCCACATAGTGCGGGCTGGCTACAACCCTTTAAAACGGTCTAAAAAACATCATAGCTTTTGGCTGAAACATATGAGGTTTTTAACCCTTTTTCTCAACAATCGACGAAATCTCGTATTGTTTAAGTGCTAATATTAGGCTACCTATGAGGTCGTCATAGCGTTCTAGGGTCTAATCTTGACACATATACTATATCATCCTATACTTTTAACGACGATTTAACGTATAAAGGAGTAAACACCATGCAAAAGCACCTTAGAAAGCAAGCAATATCTTACACACTATCGCCAGAAGTAGCCGACGAAATACTAAGCCGCGCTATTGATGCGGATATATCGTCGAGCTTATGGCTCAATTTACACTTGATTAAAACACTAGACATAACATTAGCACCTCGAAAACCTAGAAAAGCTAAGGACACTTCATCGTGAAAACGTTAAGAGACTATGAAAACGAACTCAAGGCATTAAAACATCGTACCAAGATCGTAGAGGCGAAGATATTAGACCTTGGAAAGCCTAAAGCTACATCTAAGAAAAAACCCGACCGACCACTAAAAGACGTTGAGAAAGAACTCAAAGGTCTTAAGGCTTATTTATCTAGTGAGACTCATTGTTCTAGGACTGAGCTTAGGCTTATCAAATACCGAGTAGGTACGCTAGAGAAAGAAATAGCGAGGCTTAAGAGATTAGAGTCTAAATAGTTTGCATTACCCACACATTGTGCTATACATACATGTAAGCAATACCTCACTAACTAAATAGGTAATCATCGTGCATAATCTAAACAACCCTGCAAGAAGAGAAGCATTAAAACTAGTATCCACGTTAAAACATAACACGCCATTAGCCACGACCCCACAACTAATGAGCGAGCAAGAAGCAGCGATCAGAATGGATACAAGTAATATAGTGGATCGTTTCAGCACTAGTGATAAATACAATGCCGCGGAGCAAGAGGTTATTAACCACGCTATCGAGATATTAGCTAGTAAACTAGTTAACCAAGACCCCGCTAACCATTTAACAAGCACCGAGTTAACACGCCAATTTTTACAGCTAAAGATTGGCACTAGCGAGCGTGAAATATTCGCGGTTATCTTCATGAATAACCAGCACCGTGTTATTGCCTATGAGGAAATGTTCGTCGGTACTAGTGACGCCGCAGCGGTCTACCCTAAAGAAATCATCAAACGCGCCCTTGAACTAAACGCGACCGCTATGATCTTATCTCATAATCACCCATCCGGTACGCTTAGTTCATCAGTAGCCGACGACCTGATCACCAAAAAGATATGTGCAGCGGCTAATACCTTAGAGCTGCGAGTACTTGATCACATCATTGTTAGCCCTGCCGGAACCATGAGCTATGCAGAACGCGGTAAAATGCCTTTCTAATTTTTTAATACCCACCACCAACCAGAAAGAGGATCAACCCATGCCACGATATAATAACGATGTACAAAGAGTTTTAGACCTGCAAAACATGAACCCAAACGAGCGAGCGCATGAAGCGCAGCGCATGGGCAATGAAGAACGACCAGTAGCGCAGAAAAAAGCCTTATGGGCGATAGCTGAAAAAGCGAGACAAGACCGCGATTCGGACTAATCGATTAGCGCTTTGTATAGCTAGTTAGCGTTTAGCTGGCTATTAGAAGCACACTAACCAAACGAGGACAAATAATGTCATATACCTTAAATGCTCAGTACCACGACGGCACTGCTTATTTTTCATCAACCACTAGTTATATAGAGCTGGCAGAGTTAATTCTCGAATTACACGACACCAACGCTATAGATATGAATACATTAGTAATAGCAACTACCGCATAGAGGATCAGATTATGTCACGCGTAACGATTAAAGACCTAAAAGCCGAGGTTCATTATTTTAACGAAGTATTAGTTGAATCCGGTAGCAATGTTTTATTTAAGGCAAAGGAGCGTAACGGCTACAAGGCTCTTGATCTTCATTTCATAGACGAGAACGGTGAAGATGTTTGTCACGATTGCATTGAGGGAGGTTCACCGCGCCAATGTATCGCCCGCTTAATTATTGAAGCGCGAAATAATGTAGGAAAATGTTACCACGGATCGGGTATCACCAGAAAGACTGCTAAGGCGCGTTTATCTGCACACATTGGTTTTCATAGAGATCCCGCGCAATTAACACAGTGGGATTTAAGCCTTTTACATACTTGGGCAAAAATAACTAAGTACCAAAAGCCTATCAATTTTTCACGCGGCTATGGTTTCTTTTTACATCTAAAAAACAAAGTTAACTTATCTTAGTTAGCGCTTTGTATAGCTAGTTTATCAATAGCTGGCTATTAGAAGCACACTAACGAACGAGGATCAGATCATGGCAAAAGTTATGCAAAAAGTTGAGTACAAGAAAAACGGCGCCCTGTTTTCAAAGACAGGTAACTTAGTAATAGGCACTGTTTACGACGACGACCTATATATAGAACAAGCCGAAATAGTTCTAGCTGGCAATATAATATACTTGACCGCTGACCAACGCGACGAGTTATGCCATGAGCTAATGAACTTAAATTTAAGCCTAGTTATTAAACAAGGGGCGTAACGTGAAAGACTTTTTTCAATACCTAGACGAACAAGACCTAACACTAACGGAATCGAACACGCCTGACGGTAGCTGTGATATCGATGGGCGCGATCCATCTTGGGGCTATGTCGATATTATGGATATCACCGATCAAGATCGCATATGGACAGTGCTCGATTGCGATGGCGTATTAATAGTGGTTCATGGTTTTGCATTCGTTAACCGTATGTTTTACTTTGTGACCGACCAACCACACCAAACGGATATCGAAGAATTCGAATACTAGCTTTTAATGCTAGCGAATATTAGCTTTTATACCAGATAAACCAAAACGAGGATCAGACCATGAGCAAGAAAATAAATTATGTTTATAAGTTAGCTAAAAAGGACGAGGAATTTATAGCTAATTACAATGCAAAGTCACTCGACACAATTGAGTTTCCATTCTTCGCAGGAAACTTAGACAAAGCCCTAATAGCGGCGATATATTACGGGTATCTTCTAGGTACTAAGCAAGACGAAACACTAAAACTATTGAAGCATATGTAATGCCGGATATATCATTATTTTTACCAAAAAGGAATAAGACCATGGACACCACACAATTAGTAATATTAAGAGACTATACCAACGACCAAAAAGGCTACACCAGCGCGTTAGGTGATGGCGCTGTATATGTAGTGCAAATCGACGAGGCGTCATATTCAGCTATGTATAACGTATCAGCAGCCATTAAGGCAACGTGCGAGTGCTTAGGCTATGACATGGTATCTATCGGCTTAGTACGGAATAAGAAATATATACCTTTATCAGTAATTGAAGATACTAGCTTTAATTCACAATTAGATTACCAAGACCTTGCCGAAGCTTTTGAAGTTGGCTTAGTTCACCTAAGAATCAAAGACTCACAACTAGCCGAACTTAGAACAGCCGTTGACGCGTCACTATCTGAGCTAATGGACGCCTTACCCGAGTGCGAAGAACGAAAAACAATTGATCACTGTGTCGATTGCATTGATCAATTTAGAGTTGACCAACTAAAAGTCATTAAATAGCGCTTTGTATAGCCATTTAGATATTAGCTGGCTATTAGAAGCACACTATCAAAACCAATGAGGATCAGACCATGAAAGATACATCAAACATTAAACCAATAGCCTTTAACAACACGTTAGACACACCAATACCAGTAACAGTTAATAAAATGCTAATCAATAATGCACTAGTCACAATATATGACGCGCTTAACGGTGACGACGACGACACACGTTTTGAAGTGAGTCTAGTTGAACAGTTCATTGACCAACAAGCCGAGCAGATAGCAGAGCTCGAAAAACAGCTATCAATAAAAAATAACGACGCGGCAGTAGACGCTATGTATTTACATTACTTTGCCGAAGAGGTGATCAAACAATCACCAGATAGCATAGGCGACCTATTCGGTATCGGTGAGGACTGTTTTGTTCTGGAGTTATTCCCGTTTGCTCAATTGATAAATAAATGCGTTGATATTGCTTTAGAAGATGATCGGCATCTTAGCGGTGTTTTCGTCTATGACGCTATGGAAGAATTAGCGGGCTTGTTCATAGCGCTAATAATGCGGAATAATTTATCAGCAGTGCCGATGGCTTATGAAATGCCGAAGCTAGACCAATTCGAATTAGCAGTGGTACAGGTTGTGGAAAAACACAGCAGCTAGCCATACACAATGACGATGCGTTTTTTATAGCCAGTTTGTGATAGCTGGCTATGTGAAACATACATCAAATGAGGATCAGAACATGGCTAAGTCATTTAAACAAACTACATCAGAAGACGCCCTTACTATTCATGTGAGAGGTGATAAGCGACACCCCGAGCCAACACATTTAATTATCAAGTTTGGTGGTGGTCATATTGAGTTAGCTCGATGTAGTAACGGTGATTACTGGGTACACTTAACAGGTAATGACTCAAGTAATGTGGTCGATTCTCGTATTGAGTACGACCATGATGGTTATCTTAAAAACGGCATAACTAAGATAAAAGATGCGGATCAGGTTAAAAAGTTAGCCATGTGTTTCCATGGCAAAATAGCAGACGAAGAATTTTATTAGGAGTAAACTAATGGCCGATAAAATATGCGACCACTGCGGACACATTGGCAGACAGTATACCATTGTTGACTCAGAGGGTAAGGCGTGCGAGCTGCGTATTCAAGAAGGTCAAGGCAAGCACAAAGAACTGGCATACAGTTACTTTCACGTATGCCCCGAATGTTTAAAAATTAACGTAGGTAATTAAGGAGCAAACTAATGCCAAAAATTTTAATTGAAGTTACAAAAACTGGGCTTGATAAAATCAAGAATTTACACATTTGCTACAAAATCATTCAAGAAGATTTAGAGTTACGCGCGTTATTGTTTCCTTGTGGTAGCTCACAAGACGAGCTAGACGACTATGAAAAAGAGCAAATTTTCGATTGTGCTATGAAAGCAATTGAGCAAGGCGACGAATATGGTATAGAAATTGAAACATTATCGGGGCGTAACATGCACGATGGACGATGCTATGAACTTGACTCGGTAGAAATAGTAGCAGCCGAAACCGCGGATTTCACAGTTTTAGAAATGAAAAAAGTAATGTAAGGAGTAAAAAATTTTATGGGCATTAG